TCATCTTAACAAATGGTCAAATGCCATACGGTTACCGAACCGCCACTTCATTAATCGGACCAATTTATAACGATGATGGAGTGCCTTACGGTACATGGTATCTTGGGGGTTACGGAGACGCAAACCACTTACGTTTTCAATTCTTAGACCCAATACCAGCGGACAAAGACATCGGCGACATCAGGGTTTCTAACATAAGTTATTACACAGATGACCCTTGGCCAATAAATTAAGGAGGTGACGATATTAAATGAACAGTAATGAATTAAAGCACTATGGTATCCTTGGGATGAAATGGGGACGTCGTAAAGGCAAATCTGTCGTTTCGTCACCAGGGGGTAAACATCATGATTATTTGGAGGCTCACACTAAAGAGTCTTACAAATCTATGAGTACTAAGAAACTTAAACAAATTAATGAACGACTACAAGCTGAGAAGACTTACAAAGAACTTACTTCTAAACAGAAGAAGAAAGGCAAGAGTTGGATTACTAACACGCTTAAGAATGTGGGTAGTCAGCAACTGGGTAACGCACTTAACAAGTATATTATCCCAGCAGCATTCTCGTTTGTAGCGTCTGCCGCAGCAGCTTATGCAACTAGCGGTAATGGATATTCTCGAACTGTTAAAGCAGCTCGTAAAGCCTACACTCAGAAACTACTAAACTAATATTGCAAAGGTGGTAACAATACATGGTATTATCAAACACTGCTGTTCCAAAGTATTACGGGCAGTTTAGAGAGGCGGTTATGCGTGGCGATATCGCCGTTAATGAATTTATTTCATTAGAGATGAACCGTATCGATGCTAACATAGCGAACCCCGGTATTTATTACGATGACGAAGCAGTTGAGGGTTTTATTAAGTATTGCGAAAATGAGTCGACCTTAACCGACGGTCGTGATTTGACCCTACTGGATTCGTTCAAACTTTGGGCGGAACAACTTTATGGTTGGTATTATTTCGAAGAGCGAAGTGTATACGAACCAAATCCTGATGGTCATGGTGGTAAGTATGTCACTAAATCTTTCAAGAGAAGATTAATCAACCGTCAATTTATTATTCTAGCTCGTGGTGGGGCAAAATCAATGTATGCCTCATTCGTACAGAGCTATCACTTAAACGTTGACACATCTACCACATTACAAGTAGCGACGGCTCCTACAATGCGTCAAGCTGAGGAGGTATTATCTCCAATTCGTACAGCTATCACTAGAGCGAAAGGGCCTCTGTTCAAATTCTTGACAGAAGGTTCGCTACAGAATACCACTGGGTCCAGAGCTAACCGTGTTAAGTTAGCATCAACTAAAAAAGGGATAGAGAACTTCTTAACTGGCTCAATGGTTGAGATTCGTCCGATGACCGTAGATAAACTACAAGGTCTTCGTAACAAGATTACGACAATCGACGAATGGCTCTCTGGTGATATTCGAGAAGACGTGTTTGGAGCTATCGAGCAAGGGGCGTCTAAGATTCCAGACTACGTAATCGTAGCAATTAGTTCAGAAGGTACCGTTCGTAATGGTATCGGAGACTCAATCAAAATGGAATTACTAGACATATTGCGTGGTGACTATATCCAACCACACACATCTATCTGGTATTACAGACTAGATGATATTAACGAGGTAGCTCACCCTGAGATGTGGGTGAAAGCTAACCCGAATATTGGTAAGACAGTATCTTACGAAACCTACCACTTAGAAGTGGAGCGTATGGAGAAAGTTCCATCAAGTCGTAACGATATTCTTGCTAAACGTTTTGGTATCCCAATGGAAGGGTACACATATTACTTCACTTATGAAGAAACTATTCCGCATAGACCTAGAGACTATTGGCAAATGCCGTGCTCTATGGGAGTCGACTTATCTCAAGGGGATGACTTCTGTTCATTTACTTTCCTATTCCCACTAAGTAATGGTGGGTTTGGGGTTAAGACTCGAAACTATATTTCTGAGTCAACTCTCATGAAACTCCCATCAGCTATGCGAGAGAAGTACAACGAGTTCCTCAACGAAGGAACACTTATTGTTATGGACGGAACTATCTTAGATTTAGATGCTGTCTATGACGACTTAGATGCTCATATTATTGAGCGAGATTACGACGTCCGTTCGGTCGGTTATGACCCATACGGCGCTCGTGAATTTGTCAAACGTTGGGTTAGTGAGAACGGTCAGTTTGGTGTAGAGAAAGTTATTCAAGGGGCTAAAACAGAAAGCATCCCGTTGGGTGAACTCAAGAAACTAGCCGAAGACCGACTACTATATTTCGACGAACAAATGATGTCTTTCAACATGGGTAACTGCGTTATCCTACAAGACACAAACGGTAACAAGAAGTTATTCAAGAAGAGAAGAGATCAAAAGATTGACTCGGTAGCCTCAGCAATGGATGCTCTTGTTGCGTATAAATTAAACAAAGACGCATTCGAATAGGAGGTATATTATGTACAGAGATTACGATGACGAACGTGATGATGAACTCTACCACTACGGTAAAACCGGCATGAAGTGGGGTCAGCATATTTACGCCATGGCTAAAGCTACAGCTAAGAAAGCTGCTAGAAGTGCTAGTAAGAATTTAAAAGCCGGCGGTAAATTTCTTAAAGAAAATCCAGAGTTTGCTTACGGCGTAGCTGTACCAGCCGCTGCATTTGCTGGACGAGCTACATACCAAGCTATAAAGAAACATAATCGTAACAAACGTCAAGACAAACAAGAAAAAATGAAACGTACTCGTATTTACGACCGCTCTTCTGGTAACTACTGGCATCTTAAGAAAGAGCTTACTAACAAACAATGGTTAGAAGTTAACAAACGTAAGAAAGCTGGAGAGAAGACTGGTGATATTCTTAAGAGTATGAAAGTTCTCAAGAAGTAGGTGATACCATGAACCAAGAATTAAAACACTACGGAGTCTTAGGTATGAAGTGGGGGAAGCATAAAGCTAAACCGATAAAATCATCTAATCCAGTCGAGATAACACTTTCTACCGACGGTCGTTTTTATTTACACGATACTCCCGGTGTGGTACTTCAGGCTAACAGACCTTTTGGCAGACGTGATATAAACAAAATTAACAAACATCGCGATAAAGGATTGAGTACTATGGAAGCTATGACAAAGACGGGTCTCCTAGGATCAATGTCGTTTATCAACGGTCAAATCACGGCTCCTCAAAAACTTGAGGCTTATCGAAGATATTCTAAATCTGTGAATAAATTCAACCATAGAGAGCGAACCAAAGCTCTAGGGTTTATATCTGGGTTACTAGGAGCGTCCACCGCCTTATCAATAGCTGATGCCGATATAAACGACGCTAAAACAGCTGTGTATGCTGGTATTGGGGTAGCCGCTGTGGGCAGTATCTTAGGATATACTGGCTCTAAGATTGCACAAAAACGAGCCCTTAAGAGTGATAAGAAAATCATTGATGATGTAGAACTCCGCTATAAACGAGGCGAAATCTATGATATCGAATAGTCTCGAAAACGAATTACATCACTATGGTATTCCAGGTATGAAATGGGGAGTTCGGAAGTTTATTGAACGCCAAGAAAGAGGCAAGACTCACCGCGACCGTCTACAGAATAAGTATCTAGAAAAAGGATATTCTAAAGAAGAAGCTTCTAGAAGAGCTGCTAATCGTATCAGAACAGAGAAAGCTCTAGCTATAGCAGGAGGGGTCGCTCTTACCGCTGCAGCTGCATTTTACGCCCACCATAAGTACACTACAGACCAAGTGATATCTAAGAATGTCGACTTCCAAAAAATCATGCTACTACCTAAAGATGCTAAACCATCTGGTAACATGAAATATTTAGCATTCAAACGTGGAGATAAGAAGAAGTACGAAGGTACATATTCTCAAGCCCTATTAGCGAACAAGATGATGACGTTCTCAGATGATAAAGTCGCTAAAGTAACTACTAAATTCGAAAGAGATATTAAGATAGCATCTCCTAAGAGAGCTAGAGATACCTTTAAGAAGTTGTATAACAACGATTCAGAATTTAGGAAGATGGTCGGCGATGTATCTGGACTTATTAACGAAGACCGAGATAGCGGAACCAGAAAACAGGCTAAGGCTTTTAAAGCCCTAGAAAAAATAGTCAAGGGTAAGAGTAAAAACTTCCATGGTAAAGCCTATGATGGATTTAATACAGCTCTAGTAGGCCAAGGCGATAAATTCGATAAGATTCGTGATAAATATTACGCAGAACTTAAGAAGCAAGGTATTGACGCTATTGTAGACCGTAACGACAAAGCTCTAAGCGGTTATAAGACTAAGAAACCTATAATCATGCTCGGAGAAGTAGCTGCTAAGCACACCGTTAAGGAGATGTCTGCCCCAGAGATTGTCGCTAAAGGAATTCGAGAAGAACTCAAGACAAAGGGTAAACAAATCGTTAAGTATATAGCTGCTCCATATGCGGCGTATAAAGCTACTACTCAAGCTATGGAAGAATACAATTATCAAATGAAAAATCGTAAGAAAAACAAACATAAAAAATAGGAGGTGTCCGATGTCGAACCAAGAATTAAAACACTACGGAGTCTTAGGTATGAAATGGGGGATTTCACGAAGTAAAGAAGTACGTGGTGTTAAGAAAGCTTATAAAGAGCGAAATCGAAAAATTGGAGATGCAGCTAACAAATATATGGAAGATGCGTTAGCTAAAGGCAGACAACTTAACGCTGATCGAAAACAAGCAATCAAAGACGCCAAACGAAACGGTGGACGAGAGGCTGTAAAAGCTGTTAAGTCAGACTATGAAAAGAGAATGCAATCTCTTAGCGATGATTTCGACAAGAGACTAGATAAGTTCGGTAGGGACTTTGATGCTTCTAAAAAGTCATTCAAGAATGATAGAGCCGTAGCCAGAAACCAAGCAGCTGACAGATTATTCAGAGATGGAGACACCGCTCGTAACCACAGAATCGCTAACATGCATCTGGGTAAAGCCCTATTACAATCGTTCTTAATGGGTTCGTATGGAGCTAAGAAGTATAACCAATACAGATCTAAAGATCAAGGACGACTTAAATCAGGAGTTAAAGGATGGTTATGGGGAGGAGCTAACGCTATTGGCTACCAAATCCCAACTAGTGTATCTAACGGTAGATTCGCTGCTAACTATACTAAAGACGTTGTCAACAACAATCCTCAATTACGTAAACTTAAAGACAACGTAAAGAATAGTCCACAGGTTCGTAAAGCTCAAGATAAAGTCAATGAATACAAGTCAAAACTTAAAAAGAAAGTATCCAGATAGGAGATTAAATCAAAATGGAAGAATCATTCGGAAGTAGATTAAAGCATGCGTGGAATACGCTGCTGAACAAAGACCCGACGATGGAATACCGAAACGATTTAGGTATCTCATATTCGTACCGTCCAGACAGACCGCGATTAACTCGCGGTAATGAGCGTTCTATAGTTACAGCTATCTACAACAGAATTGCTCTGGATGTGGCATCTATCAAGGTTAAACACGTTAGACTAGACGAGAATGAACGATTTGTTGATACCATACAGTCTAAGCTAAACAACTGTTTCTCGGTAGAAGCTAACATCGACCAAACTGGACGTGCTTTAATGCAGGACGTTATCATGTCTATGCTTGATGAGGGTGTCGTGGCAGTAGTCCCAATCGATACTGATACGGATATTTACAAACCCGGAACTTTCGACATTGAGACTATGCGAACTGCTAAAATTCTAGAGTGGTACCCAAGACATGTTAAATGTCGTGTTTATAACGACCAAACAGGTAACCACGAAGAATTGACACTACCTAAGAGTTCTATTGCTATTATCGAAAATCCACTTTATGCGGTAATGAACGAACCTAACTCAACGCTTAAACGATTGATTAGAAAACTAAGTTTATTAGACGTCGTGGATGAACAAACTAGCTCTGGTAAGTTGGACATGATTATCCAATTGCCTTATATTGTTAAGACCGAAGCTAGACGTAAACAAGCAGAAGAACGTCGCAAATTAATCGAAGACCAGTTAGCTGGTTCTAGATACGGTATCGCGTATACCGATGGTACTGAGCGTATCACGCAACTTAACCGCTCGGTCGAAAACAACCTCATGACTCAAATCGAATACTTGACTAAGATGTTATACAGCCAACTTGGGATTACCCAATCAGTTTTAGAAGGAACGGCAGATGAGAAGACTATGTTGAACTACTATACTCGTACAATCGAGCCTATTATCTCAGCAGTGGTCGACGAATTCAAACGTAAATTCTTGACTAAAACGGCTAGAACACAGCGTCAATCGATTGAGTTCTTCAGAGATCCGTTCAGACTTGTTCCTGTTTCTGAATTATCTAACATTGCTGATAAGTTTACTCGTAATGAAGTTATGTCTTCTAACGAAGTACGACAAATCGTTGGACTTAAACCGTCTAGCGACCCAGCAGCCGATGAATTACGTAACAAGAACTTAAATCCGACCGCTGGAGCTGGAATGCCGCCAGAAGATCAATACTATGACGAGGAGGGAAGTCAAAATGAAGTATGACTTTAGTGGATGGGCATCACGAAACGACTTAAAATGTTCAGATGGCCGTACCATTAGACGTGACGCTTTCAAGGACTGTAACGGTAAAAAGGTTCCTTTAGTGTGGATGCACAAACACGACGATGTCGAGAATGTGTTAGGACACGCATATTTGGAAAACCGTCCTGAAGGTGTTTACACTTACGCTGTATTTAACCAAAGTGCAGCTGGTCAGCGTGCGAAAGAAGCAGTTCGTCATGGAGATGTTACTGCGTTATCTATCTACGCTAACAAACTTAAACAAAACGGAGGCGACGTGTTACACGGCAATATCCGTGAAGTAAGCCTAGTATTAGCTGGCGCTAATCCGGGAGCTTATATCGAAAACGTAAGTCTCGCACACGGCTCCAATGCTGATGGCGAGTTCATTCTTTATACAGGAGATGATATTGTGATTAACGAAAACAATCAAGAGTTCGAATTAATGCACGAAGATAAAGGTGGTAAAACTATCCAAGACATCTTCGATACATTAAATGAAGAACAACAAGAAGCAGTTTATGCACTTATCGGTATGGCCTTAGAACAACAAGGCGGTCAAATGAAACATGCTGATGAGGACGAAGATGGTGATTTAGAGTATATCGAAGATGAACTACCTGAAGATGCTTCACTCGATGAAGTATTCGAAACTTTAACACCACAACAACAAGATGCAGTCTATGAAATCGTAGGCGAAGCAGTTCAAGGAGGAATTGAAGAAATGAAACACAACTTATTCGAAAACGAAAACAACCAAGCGGAAAACGTATTATCACACGATGATATGCAAGAAATCTTAGCAGACGGAAAACGCTACGGAAGCTTGAAAGAGTCATTCTTAGAGCACGGTGTGACACACATCGACTACTTATTCCCAGAAGCTAAAACATTAAACAATGTTCCAGATTTCATCTCTCGTGATATGGGATGGGTTAAACGCGTGATGAACGGTGTTAAACGCTCACCATTCTCTCGTGTTAAATCTTTATTCGCGAACATTACTGAAGACGAAGCTCGTGCTCGCGGTTATATTAAAGGTAAACTTAAAAAAGAAGAAGTATTCACACTATTGAAACGTTCTACTTTACCAACAACAATCTATAAAAAGCAAAAAATCGATCGCGACGACATGATTGATATCACAGACTTCGACGTAGTAGCATGGATTAAAGGCGAAATGCGTTTAATGTTAGACGAGGAAATCGCTCGTGCTATCTTAGTTGGGGACGGACGTGAGTCTTCAAGCGACGACAAAATCAACGAACAAAATATTCGTCCAATCTGGAAAGATGAAGACTTATATACTGTTAAATCATTAGTTTCTGTTACAGATCCTAAAGATGGAGCTAAAGTAGCTAAAGAATTTATCCGTGCGGCTATCAAATCTCGTAAAGACTACAAAGGTTCTGGTAATCCAGCATTATACACAACTGAAGATGTGTTAACAGAAATGTTATTATTAGAAGACACTACTGGACGTACTATCTACGATTCAGAAGAAAAATTACGTACAACTTTACGTGTGTCTGAAATCATCACAGTTCCAGTTATGGAGAACCAAAAACGACAAGACGGAGCTAAGAAGAAGCAATTATTAGGTATCATCACTAACATCGGTGACTACAACGTAGGTGCTGACAAAGGTGGAGCTGTAAACTTATTCGATGACTTCGATATCGACTACAATGCTCAAAAATACCTAATCGAAACTCGTTGCTCTGGTGCGTTAGTTAAACCATATTCAGCTATCGCTTTAGAAATTGAAGTGAATGAATAATTATGAGTAAATTTCACGGTATTCTAGGATTCAGCACAACTCAGGAAGTTGAACCAGGCGTTTATGAAGACGTCGTTACCGAGAAAACTTACAGCGGATATTTGATTAAGAACTACCGACAACACGATAATTCAGGCGCTGTTATCGATAACGTTAATATCAGTAACGAAATCAGCGTTACAATGGATCCTAACTTATTTGAAAACATGTTTGCATTAACGTACGTCAAGTTCTTATTACCAGCTCTCGGCGGATATTGGAAAGTCAAGTCCGTCGATCTGCAATATCCTAACGTTCATATTTCAGTAGGTGGTGTCTATAATGGTCCTAAACCGACGAACTGAGCTACAGGCTATATTAGAGAAGACTCTAGGTAGCCGCAATGTATATTACCAACCGACCGCTACGGTCAACATGGATTATCCAGCTATTAAGTACACTAGAGAACATATTTCTACTAGAGCTGCTACAAATAGTTCGGATTATCTAAACGACAACAAATATCAACTAACCGTGATTAGTAGAAAACCAGATAACCCAGTAATCGACAAGTTATTGACACTACCATATTGTAGTTATGACCGGCATTACGTTTCTGAGAACCTACATCACGATATTCTTACTATATATTTCTAAGGGGGAAATAGCACAATGACTAAATTAGTATGGGATGAAATCGGTAAACGATTATACGAATTGGGTGTAAAACGCCCTGTACTATACAAACCAAACACAGAAGGTAAATATGTGGATGGTGTAGCATGGAACGGTTTCACATCAGTGAACCAAAACCCATCAGGAGCTGAGTCAACTCCGTTATTTGCAAACGACTCTAAATATTTAAGCTTAACTTCAAGTGAAGAATTCGGTGCAACAATCGAAGCTTACACATATCCTAAAGAATTCGCTGAGTGCGATGGTTCTGCTGAACTTATCAAAGGTGTTCGTGTAGGTCAACAATCACGTAAACCATTCGGTCTTTCTTACGTTACTACTTTAGGTAACGACTTATTGAAAGAAGAATACGGATACGTTATTCACTTAGTATACGGATGTATGGCTGCTCCATCATCACGCCAATACGAAACTATTAACAAAGACCCAGAAGCTATGAAACTTTCATGGGAATTAACAACAACTCCAGTAGCTGTGGAAGGTAAACGTCCAACTGCTCACTTGGAAATCGTATCAACAGACCTTGAGAAAGATAAACTTAAAAAGATTGAAGATATCTTGTACGGAACTGAGTCTGAAGCGGCTCGTATGCCTTTACCAGATGAAATCAAATCAATCTTAGCTGCTGGCTAATATTTCTGGGGCCCTTAATTGGGCTCCTTTTCTTTTTAAAAATGAGAGGAGAACTTAAAATGCTAAAGAAAACTATTACTTATCAAAATTTTGCAGGAGAAACAGTCACTGAAGACTTCTATTTCAACCTAACTAAAGCTGAATTACTACAATTAGAGATGACTATGCCGAATGGTCTAGCAGCTCATATCGACAAATTAGTAGCTGAACAACGCGGTGAAGAACTATTAGACATGTTCGACCGTATCATTACTAAAGCTTATGGGGTTAAGAGTTTCGACGGTAAACAATTCATCAAATCACAAGAAGCGCTTAATACTTTCAGATTTAGCGGCGCGTATGACCAATTATTTATGGAAATCGCTCTAGATGCTAAAGCGGCTGATGAATTTACTCGTGGTATTCTACCTAAAGATTTAGGTGAAGTCCCAGCTCCTAAAGTACAAGATTTCAAGCATCACAAGAAACATAACAAATCTAGATAGGGGATTAACCAATGCTTCAGATAACCATACCTAAACAGGAGATATGGGACGATGAGAAGCAAGAGTTCGCATACTTGAATGAGTGCACTATACGACTAGAACACTCCCTTGTCGCAATTTCAAAATGGGAGTCGAGATGGTGTAAACCGTTTCTTAATAACTCTAGGCAGTTGACTAACGAGGAGGTTCTAGATTACATACATTGTATGATGTTGAACAAGAATGTGGACCCTTTGGTATATTACATTCTCGCGTCCGAGTATCACGACGAAATCATCAACTATATCGACCATCCGAGTACTGCTACTACATTCTATGAGTACGATGACGGTAAGAAGAAGAGTGATGGAGAAGTTATTACTTCAGAACTTATATATTACTGGATGACGTCATACAACATACCTTTTGAGGCTGAAAAGTGGCATATTCATAGATTAATAGCACTCATAAAAATATGTAACATCAAGAATAGTCCTCCTAAACAACGAAGTCAAGAGGACATCGCGCTTATGCAACATCGCATCAATGAAGAACGCAAGAAGAAATTTAACACGACAGGATAGGAGTTGAAGCTAATGATTCGAATTAAACACAAAGGCGACTATTCCAAAGTAACTCGATATTTCGAGAAACTCAGCAAACGAGCCACTATCGTAGCCTTAGAGAAGTATGGTCAAATGGCGGTCGACGCATTAGCTCAAGCTACCCCTGTAAGAAGCGGACTAACCGCATCGTCTTGGCACTTCGAGATTAACAAGACTGGTAAGGGATATTCTATAGACCTATACAACAGTCACGTTAACAAAGGAGTCCCTATCGCTATTATTTTACAGTATGGACATGGCACTGGCACAGGTGGATGGGTGGAAGGCAGAGATTATATTAATCCTGCAATACAACCCGTATTCGACAAGCTAGCATCAGATGCTTGGAAGGAGGTAAGCAATGGGTAAGACCGTCGATGAACGCGTAGTTTCCATGGGCTTTGAGAACCGTGACTTCGAAAGTAATGTCAAGACCAGTATGAGTACTCTGGACCGACTCAAGCAAGCTCTTAAGTTTGACGGAGCATCTAAAGGTCTTGAGAATATCAGTTCAGGCATCAAAGGTATGAACTTTAATCCACTAACTAGTGGTATTGATGTCGTACGTGATAGATTCTCAGCGTTAGAAATTGCTGGGGTAACGGCTATGGTACGTATTACCAACGCTGCTATCACAACTGGTAAAAATATGATGTCGGCTCTCACCATTGATCCTATTAAAACGGGGTTCTCAGAATACGAAACCCAAATGAATGCCGTGCAGACAATTTTGGCGAATACCTCATCGAAAGGTTCTAGTTTACAAGACGTAAACCGAGCATTAGGTGAGTTAAACACATACGCCGATAAAACTATTTATAACTTCACCGAGATGACTCGTAACATTGGTACGTTTACAGCGGCCGGTGTATCACTGGATAAGTCAGTAACATCTATCAAAGGTATTGCCAACTTAGCCGCAGTATCAGGTTCAACATCTCAACAAGCTAGTACAGCGATGTACCAACTCTCCCAAGCCTTAGCAGCTGGTAAAGTTCAGCTTATGGACTGGAACTCAGTAGTAAACGCCGGTATGGGTGGTGAAGTATTTCAAAATGCATTAAAACGTACTGCCACACAAATGGGTACAAACGTAGATGCATTAATTCAAAAATATGGTTCATTCAGGGAGTCCTTATCTAAAGGCGAATGGCTTACAGCTGACGTACTGACAGAAACTTTAACACAGTTATCTGGTGCGTATACTGAAGCTGACTTAATTGCTAAAGGATATACTGAAGAACAAGCTAAACAAATTACCCAACTTGCTGATACAGCCGTAAACGCAGCTACTAAAGTTAAGACATTTACCCAATTATGGGATACTCTTAAAGAAGCAGCGCAATCTGGTTGGACTCAAAGTTGGCAAATTATGGTCGGTGACTTCGAGGAAGCTAAAGACTTACTAACTTCTATCTCTGACTCAGTTGGAGCAGTTATTGGTAAATCAGCAGACGCTCGAAATAAATTGTTATCTGAAGGTTTAAGTACTGGATGGAAACAAATTCTCGACCAAGGTATCAACGACGCAGATGCGTTCAAAGAGTCTATCAAATCGGTAGCTAAAGAACAAGGTGTCGCGGTCGATGATATTATTACTAAATCTGGCTCATTCGAGAAATCTCTCGGAGAAGGCTGGGTTACAGCGGATATTTTAGGTAAGTCTATCAACAAACTTACCGATGAAGTATCCGGCTTATCTGAAGAAGAACTTAAAGCTCGCGGATACACATTAGACTCCGTTAAAGCTCTTAAGTCTTTAAACGAACACGTCAAAGACGGTTCTATTAATCTAGAAGACTTCGCTAGACGTATGTCTCGACAATCCGGTCGGGAGAATATGATTGAAGGATTTAAGAACGCTTTCCAATCCCTTGGACAAGTAGTAACAGCCTTCAAAGAAAGTTTTAGAGAATTCTTCCCAGCTACGACTGGTGAGCAACTCTATAATCTAACTGTTAAATTTAAACAGTTCACCGCAAGTCTAAAACCTAGTGAAGAAGCTATGGAGAAAATTAGAACTACATTCCGTGGGTTCTTTGCCGCATTAGACTTAGTTCGTTATGGATTAGGTCAACTATTAAAACCTTTCGCTGAATTCTTTGGCGGAGGATTACTCCAAAATATCGGAAGTAAATTCTTAGATATTTCAGCTAAGATGGGACAGTTCTTTATCGACCTTAACAAGAATGTTAAATCCAATGGAGCGTTCCAATATTTACAAGAAACTATTACTAATGTATTAACTACCATTTCCGGTGTTATTAACGAGTTTATCGGTAAGATGGGCGGAGTGAAACAAGGAATTACGGCTACTGGACACGCTATTGGTGGCGTATTCGGGTGGCTTAAAAACTTCTTATCTCCAGTAGTCGAATGGATCCGTAGTAATCTTACGGTTAAGAACTTACTCGCTGGTCTAGCTGGTGGCGGTATCGTCGCCTTAATTCAAGGCTTCCGTAACACGTTTAAGAGTTTCACAGACACCCTTGACGAAATCAAGGAGAAAGTATCGGGCTTTATGGGCGGCGGTAAAGAGAAAGCTGCATCTGGATTTAAAGAATTCATGAGTAGTATCCAAAGTTCACTAAGTAACTTCTCACAAGGTGTAAAAGTGGTATCTGTATTAGCTATCGCGGCATCAGTTACTTTATTAGTAAGTGCTATTGAGAGACTATCTAAACTTAACCCAGAGCAAGTTGCTGGTGGTATTCTCTCTATCTCAGTATTAATGAAGGTCCTAAACAAAGCCTTTAAAGACTTAGTGTCATCCGTAAAAGACTACGGTCAACTGAATACTGTCAAAGCAGCCGTTTCACTAATGCTGATGGCTCAAGCCGTCAAAATGCTTGCTAAAGCAGTAGAAACATTCAGTAATATGAGCTGGGAAGACTTAGCTAAAGGTCTTATTGGCGTACGAGTAGCTATATCTGGATTGACAAAAGGTCTATCTGCTATTAAAGACGTTAAGATTTCACCAGTGACCGCTGTGTCTCTATTAATTTTGGCTGAGTCTATCAAAATATTAGGTAAAGCAGCTCAAATATTTGCTAATATGAGTTGGGAGGAAATAGGTAAAGGGCTAGCAGGTATGGGCGGAGCTTTAGCTGAATTCGTCGGAGCATCTGCTATCCTAAATAAATTCTCAGGTGGTAAAGCTATTGGTGGAGCAACATCCATTCTAATCATGAGTATTAGTATGGGTATGATTGCTAAGCACCTTAAGTCTCTCGGAGATATGAGCTGGGAACAAATTCAACGTGGCCTAACCGCTATGGGTGGAGCGCTATCTGAATTTGTCGGAGCTGCTGTTATTCTGCAACAATTCTCAGGGTTCGGCTCTATATTAGGAGCTACTTCTATATTAATACTAGCGTCAACACTAGACGAGATATCTACTAGTCTTAAGAAATTAGGCTCAATGAGTTGGAAGACTATTCAACGTGGCTTAACTGCTATGGGCGGTGCACTAGCCGAACTAGTCGGAGCTGCCGTTATTTTACAGAGATTCTCTGGATTGAATTCCGTAGCCGGTGCTACTTCTATCCTTATCATGTCTAAGACATTAGATGAGATTTCTGAAAACCTTAAGAAACTCGGCTCTATGAGTTGGGAACAAATCGGTCGTGGTTTGAGTGCTATGGGTGGTGCATTAGCTGAATTATCTGGAGCTTCTACTATTGTAGGACGATTCGGAGGATTTAGTTCTATTCTCGGAGCGGAGTCTATTAATATTCTAGTCCAAACACTAGATGAGATTTCTGAAAACATGAGAAAACTAGGCTCTATGGGCTGGGAACAAATCGCTAAAGGACTTACTGGTATGGGCGGAGCTTTAGCTGAATTAGGTACTGCTGCATCGGCCGTGGGTAACTTTGGTGGATTTGGCGCTATCATTGGAGCTGGGGCTATAAATATTGCCGTGCAATCCTTAGACGAAATCTCTGAAGCCCTAACCAAGCTATCTGGATTAGGATGGGACGACATTGGTCGTGGTTTAACAGCTATGGGCGGTGCTTTAGCAGAACTAGGTACGGCATCTGCTTTAACTGGTAACCTCGGAGGATTCATGTCTCTAATCGGTGGACTATCTCTAGAGACCTCTAGTGCGAACATTGATAAGTTGGCGGAAGCTTTCGTCAAAATGGCGGGATTATCATGGGATGAAATTGGTCGTGGTCTAAGCGCTATGTCCGGAGCCCTTGGTACTTTAGCCTTAGGCGGTTTCGCTAACACACTTTCTATCATCGGTTCTATGTCTATTTCAGCAGCGGCCGAACCTTTAGGGGTATTAGCTGACTCCGTTAAGAAATGGGCTGATGTAACGATTCCCGAAAATATGGGATCTCAATTAGTTCAATTAGCTCAAGGGGTTTCAGCATTCACGCTCTCTGGATTTGGTGCTGGAGCTATCGATGGCGTAGCCGAACCATTAGGCGTATTGGCTGACTCAGTCCAAAAATGGTCTGGTGTGACCGTTCCTGAGGGAATGGCTAAGAATTTAGGCGATTTAGCTGAAGGTGTTAACCACTTCTTCTTCTCTGGATTCCCTTCCGGAGCTATCGCTGGAGTAGCTGAACCATTAGGTGTTATGGCGGAATCTATCAAGAAATGGGAAGGCGTAAATATCCCTGAAGGTATGAACAAAGGTCTCGGAGACTTGGCAGAAGGTATCAACCGCTTCTTCTTCTCAGGACGGAGCGCTGGAGCTATTAGTGAAGTAGCTGAACCATTAGGCACCTTAGCTGAGTCTATAAAGAAATGGGAAGGCGTAACAATCTCAGAAGACGCAGTAACCACGTTGGATATTTTAGCTAGAGGTATCGGCAAACTTTGGTCTGGTCAATTAGGTGCCGGAGTAATCTCGGGACTAGCCGAACCATTGGGTACTTTAGCAGATTCTGTCCGTAAGTGGCAAGGTCTTATTATCGCTGAGTCTACGTTAAGCTCATTTAGCAAACTATCTGAGATTATTAATAACTTCGGTAGTACACAACTAGGTGGATTATCCGACGGTTCTATACAAACTGCAGTAGATACCATGAAGAGTCTAGTGGATACCGTAAATTCTATGGGTTCAATGGACTTAGGAGCTATCGATAAGATTAAAGAAGCTTTCGACAAGCTCGGTTCTATCGGTGGTGAAGGTGTCGCTGAAGGACTTCAAAATGGAACTGAAACCATTAAAACGGCATTAGAAAATATGATGTCTGAAGTCCAAACAGCTATGGAGTCAGGTTTAGGCAACTTCAAAGACTCTACTTCTACTTTAGGTTCAGACATTTCAACTGATATTTCAGAAGGAATAACTACTGGATTAGAAGCTATCGGGCCAGCTATTGAAGAAGCTATGTCCACTTTAGAGACTACGTTATCCGAGAAAGCATCTACTGACTTATCTTCAGCTATCACTGAGTCACTCAAGGGTAGTCTTGGCGACTTATCTGGAAGTATCACTACAGCTATTAGCGAAGCGTTAGGGTCTATCGGAGATATTTCCGCAGACTTCGACGGAGTCGGTAACCGTATAGGCGAGTCACTCGCAGCTGGTATTTCTGTCTCAGGAGCGTCTGTATCATCAGCTATCGAAAGTATTATTTCCAACGCTAGCTCAGTAGTCGCTTCACACGAAGGAACATTCACAGCAAATGGTACTAAGTTAGGCAGTGGGTTAGCTACTGGTATTGGGACAGCGACTTCTAAAGTCCGTTCAAGTATCACTAGTACATTATCAGCAGCAGTGTCTGCGGTAAGCTCATATTACTCTAACTTCTACAGTGCTGGTGGACGACTAGCTCAAGGTTTAGCTAACGGTATCAGTGCGAACTCATATATGGTTGCTGCCCAAGCATCAGCTATGGCATCACAAGCAGCCTCAGCAGCTAGAAGAGCTTTAGATATTCACTCACCTTCTCGTGTATTCTACGCGATTGGTCGATTCGTAGTATCAGGTTTCGCTAACTCATTGAATGATGGCGGAGACTATATTTACGATACAGCTATGTCTATGGCTAATGCTGCTAAAGATGGTATGAACAAAGGTCTAGATTTCATCGGATCATTACTAGACTCTACAATGAATAACAATCCGACAATCACACCTGTACTAGACTTATCTAGCGTTAAACGAAGCGCAAGTGCTCTAGGAGGGTTACTTGGAACAGACCCACTGTCTGCTACTTTAACTAGAGCAGTATCAGTCGGAGATGTTTCACCAAACCGTCAAAATGACATTGGTACTAAGGTAGCCACTGCTATCTCAGACCTTAAGAAAGTTATGGACAGCACAGGTAATACTTACGTTATCGACGGTATTACTTATGATGATGGCTCTGCTGTATCGACAGCTATGGAGTCACTTATTCGTGCTGCTAGAATTGAAAGGAGAGTATAATCATGAAGGTAGCTAACCTGCGTATCGCCGTACAATCCGGCGGTTCAAGTACTATATTTGCTGCATGGAACTTCGCTAAGAACACTGGTTCTGGCGGAGCCCCTGTGAACGGAGATATCGTACGAATTAAGAGCGGATCTACATGGTATAATGGGGTAGCTATTGACTCATGGGTATTTAACTATCGTTGGTATATTCGTGAGTTGATTGGTAAGCGCGCGGTAATCGACAAATCACCGGACAGCGGTAGCTACTCAATCATGAGTCCTATCTCCATTGGAAGTTTAACAAAAGAAGGGACCAGTACCGACAGTGCTAATGCTGAACATCTAGACCATTTCAGTGTCAGATGGGAATATAACACTGGTGATGGTGTCTGGTTCAAAGCGTCAGAGTCTACTACTAAAGACGAAAACGCAACATATTCTTACCCTTCTAATGCTATATTAGTGCGATGTATCGTATCTCCAGTATCTAAAACATACGGAGAGGGTAAAGAAACTAAGTCTTACTGGACGGCTGAAGATACTACTGCTGAATTTGTGGTAGGTGACAGCCCTCCGGCTAAGCCTTCATCAGCTCCAAATATCTCTATTGACCAAAACTATATGTTGAAGTCTACCGTAGATAATATTTCTGACTCCCGTACGGACGCTTTACAGTTTGAACTGTATAATGGCGACAACCGTATAGACGGAGGTGTAGTGTCTGTTGTTACAGCACGTGCCACATATTATCGAGCAGTATCGCCTGGTGGTAAATATAGAGTACGTTACAGAGCTGTAAACTATGTCGCAGGAACACCTGTGTATAGTGATTGGTCTCCATATTCTGGTGAGACCGAGACAGCCCCTGATGGGGTATTAGGAGTTACTGTGGAAGTTGAGTCTGAAACTACCGCAAGTCTTAAGTGGAGAGCTGAACCTACGGCTACAAGTTATGTCGTAGAGGCATCTACTGACGAGCGATATTTCGACAGTTCTTCTGAGGTTAAATCTCAAACAGTAACAGCTAACAGTGCATTTATGACTGGACTTACTAAAGGTAAACGCTGGTTCTTCCGGGTTCGTGCAAAGAACTCTCATGGCGAGTCTCCATGGAGTAGTCTAGTTAACACTGTTATTGGTACTAAACCAGAACCGCCGACGACTTGGTCTCTAACGTCCAATGCTGCAGTGGGTGATAACCTAGTGTTATATTGGGTACACAACACTGAAGACGGTTCGAAAATGGTTGGTGCCGAAGTGGAGTTAATCATCAACGGTGTTAAATCCACTAAGATATTAACTGCTGAACAATCAAAAAGTGATAGGGAAAAAATACACACTTACAAAGTCGATAATAGAGAATATCGTACTGGCGGTAAAATTGAATGGCGTGTTCGGACGACTGGTGTGACTAAAGAATTTAGTGACTGGTCAACCCAACGCGTGATTAATATTTACACACCACCTACTGTGGAAATCCGACTTGGCGAGGGTAATAAACCGAACTTATTCCGTGGGACCGATATGTTTACTGGTGACTGGATCAATCTTACAGATTACCAAGTAATTTCTGACAGACATAAAGGCCACGCAGTAGCTAGAACTAAAGCTATGAATAAGGGTCTTACCCAAAAGATTGCCGTCAAGGCTGGTAAAACGTATTTATTCAGTGTGTATGTGAAGAGTGATAAGCCTACTGAAACGGCTGTCGTGCTCAACTTTAATATCGACGATACCGCTGAGAACCAAATAACAGATATTAACATGATGCCGATTACGGTTTACGAAGAATGGACTCTAGTTAGTTACAATGTTACAGCTAGCAAAAATGGCTATGTCACACCTAGATTATCTAAGTATGATAACAATCTCGGTCCGGACGACACATATTTGTTCATTAGTGGTATGGACTTCCGTGAGCAAGCTGAGGGCGGTCAAGGTGGAGACGGAACAATCCGCAACTACCCAATCCCATTCAGCATCACAGCTAGACCTGCTACACAAAGAGCGGTAACTACTCATATTAGCGTTATTGCTAAAGATAGTTACGAAGTAGTCTCAAGTACTGGTGAACGTAAGACTGTTAGCGCTGACTCAGAGGTATATTCTAGAGTTCACGTAATGACAGACAACGAGTTATATCAGGAGTTAACTCCTAAAGATATTACTCTAGTAAACGGTCAATCATATTATCTAAAGGTCTCAGTATCTATGGATAGCGGATTAGTCGCTCAATCTCAACAATTATTAAATGTTAGATGGTCAGGTACCGATTATTTACCAGACGGTTTCGTGGAATACGACCGCAAAAACATGAGCGCTCGTATTAGACCTTACTGTTTCGACTTAGAAGGAAATATGCCACGTAACGTAACCTTAACGGTATTACGTATTAATGCTAACGGTAGCTTAACATTAATCGGTTCTGGTATTGACAACGACGGTAGTGCGGCAATTGTAGACCCACACCCTACTCTAGATTATGCTAGATATCGTGTAGTCTCTACAGATATTGTGACAGGTTTGAACGAATATTCAGACTTAGCGCCACTACCTATCCACGACCCAGCGATTGTTATTCAATGGGACGAACCGTGGAAACCATATTCTAAGGACGACCAATACAGACCTGAGAGTCAAATTCATGGCTCAATGGTTAGACTTCCTTATAACGTAGACGTTAGCGAGAAGTTCAATGTGGATACTGTCCTTACGGAATATATCGGTCGCAAAAACCCTGTGAGTTATTATGGTACTCAGAAGGGTGTGTCTGCCACATGGGATACTGATATTCCTAAAGAAGACAAAGACCTTATTTATCAACTAAGACGACTTGCTGAATACTCTGGCGATGTGTATGTCCGCGAACCAAATGGCAGTGGATATTACGCAAGCATCAGCTTGTCTTTTAGTATCAAACACAGAGTACTAGTAGTGCCTATATCAATCGAAGTTAAGAAAGTGGAGAGTGGTGAGATATGATAGATTGGACTAAGAGCATGACGCAGACTTTCGAATTTTACAAAGTCGACGTTCACACTTGGGAAGATATCGAGCCTTTGGACGCAGTTAAATCTTGTCGAATCACTCGCGACGAGACTAACGAAACCTTAGAGCACGCCACTTTCGACTGTACGACTCAGCTTGACGAACAGTACATCAGAGTATATCTCATAGCAATTCAAAATGGAGTAAAAGAGAAGTTACCTCTAGGGACCTTTTTAGTGCAAACCCCATCTGTCGGATTTGACGGAAAGCAATTTTCAATCTCACTTGATGCATATTCACCCTTGCTTGAACTCAAAGACGACTATCCCACATTGGGGTACACACTCCCTAAAGAGACTAACATTACGGATATTTCCTACCGTATTTGTAGAGAACACTCTAGAGCAATTTCGGTTTACACTCCAAGCGATAAGAAGTTATTTACTGACTTCGTGGCTAACACTAAGGATAATTGGCTAACATTCATTAAGGATTTACTACCTAAAGCAGGTTATCGCATAACTCTGGACGAGCGTGGACGCATCTTATTTAGTCCTATTACGGACGTATCGTCCTTACAGCCTGTCTGGACGTTCGATGACGGCAACAGTTCAATCCTTAATCCAAATATCCGAGACGAACGAGATTTATATGGTGTACCTAACGTTTTGGAAGTTATATATTCTTCTGACGGGTCTACTATCGTATCGCGAATTGAGAATACTGACCCTGCTAGTCCAGTGTCTATTCCAAATCGTGGTCGCAGAGTCATGAAACGTGACACTAGTCCGGATATTGTTGGGAGTCCCTCTCAAGAATATCTGGACGAATACGCTGTGAAAAAATTAAGAGACTTATCTAGTCTCGAGCACAAAGTTACTTTCTCTCATGGGTTCTGTCCTGTGAGGGTGGGTGACTGTGTGATGCTGGATTACAGACGTTTCGGTCTTAACCAAGTTAAAGCTAAGATTATTTCCCAGAACATTAAATGTGGGACTGGATGTACGATCGAGACGACTGTGGTCTATACTACTAATTTATGGAGGTGATATTAATGGCCGAGTTATCAAGACATTTGATGAAAGAGTTTGCTACTCTAACTGCCGGCGATAAAAAGCCTGAAGTGTCTAATACCGTTCGAGGTACCGTTGTCGTAGACGGTGAAAATAAATACGTAGCGATTGACGGCTCGTCTGTTAATACGCCTATATCTGAAATTATTGATGCTCGACAAGGTGACCGCGTGTTAGTCAATATTGAAAACCACGTAGCTACCGTTGTTGGGAATATTTCTAAACCGCCTTCAGCATATAAGGAGCAAGAGGCTATCACTCGCATCACTGATACTAGTAGAGAGTTATCTTCTCAAATTACTGAAGTGAGAACTAACACTGAGACTAAGGTCGAGGAGTTAAAAACAAAGGTAGACAGTATCGGTAACGTATCCGACTTATCTGCAGTAGATAGTCGTATTACCGCAGCCGAGAATAAGGCTACCGAGGCAGCTACTAAAGCAGATGCTGCTAAAACAGAACTGGAGAAGCAAAAAGAACTCCAAGCTGCACAAGCTAAAGCTCTGGAAGACCAGATGCTTATTACTAAACAAGAGTTAGAGGCTAGTGCTGCATTAGCTACTGCAAAAGAATTTGATGAGAAGTTCAAAGCACTTATGGAAGCAAACGATAAGGACCGTAAACAAGCTGAGCGAGACCTTATTACTATGGCTGCTCGTATGGAGCTTATTCAAGCTAACTTAGAAAATATGACAGCTGTGTGGAACGCTATTGACACTGCTATGAAATTCTCGAATGAAGGATTAGCTATTGGGGAACGTTCTGGGGACAGTTATATTTTGGTCAAACCAAACCGTATAAGCATGTTCTCAGCAGGTTCAGAGGTTATGTATATTGCTAATGGGGTAATCCACATTGATAACGGGGTGTTCACTTTGAGTTTACAAATCGGTTACTATGTGGAGTCTCAGTACGAACACAACCCTAAATATAATGTAGTCCGTTATGTTGGACCGAAATAGGAGGATGATATTATGGTACAGGTGGTTGGATATACTAGTCCTGATTATGTAAAACTTGTATTAGACGTAGTAGAAGAGTCCTATGATATTCTGTCTAACACGAGTCTACTTAGATGGACTTTAAAATTAATGAACGCATCTGCATGGGCATTTAACTACGATGCTGACGCTAAGGCTGAGGTAGAGATTGATGGTGAGCAAGTTCATAGTGGATATCATGCGTTCGATACACGTAACGGGGCTGTGTTACTCGCCAGTGGGACAAAGACTGTCACTCACGATGATAACGGCTCTAAGACTATTGTAGTATGGGCACGTATGCTGGATGTTTCGTCGCTTGGAGATATCGGATGGAAAAAAGGCGAGCTCAAACTTACAGATATTCCACGTTCAAGTAGAATTAAATCAGTCGAAGGAAACACTTTAGGCTCAACAATAACCGTGAATCTTGAGAGATATTCGAACTCATATCATCATCAAGTATGGTGGAAAGCTTTCGGTGGAGACTGGATTGATTTAGGCACTACCAATGGAACGACTGTAACGTTTACTCCAGATTTAAATCTTGCAGAAAAAATACCGAACTCCACTTCGGGAGAACTAGCAATATCTGTCCGTACGTATTATGGTTCCAAACGTATCGGGGATGTAGAGGGTAAATATACATTAAGTATACCTGCCAACGGAAAACCGACAATTAATGACCTGATATTGACGGAAACAAATCCTAAACTCGCGGATGTATCTACTAATAATACTTTCGTACAGATATTAAGTGTAGCTAAGATTAACTTCGGAGTTACACCGTATCTAGGCTCGACTATCAAGTCATATTACGCTGAGGTAGTGGGCTATAACAATACCATATCTACTGACGGTGCTAAGTTAAATTTCTTTAGTGCTAACGGTAAATATACAATTCGTGGATACGTTACAGACTCTCGTGGTATCCGCTCGGACACATTCGAGAAAGTTATTACCGTAGTTCCATATTTCCTACCGACTGTAACAGTACAAGCGTTACGCTCAGGCAGTAGGAACGATACTATTACATTAGTTCGTAATATCCGTATAGCTCCAGTTATTATTGACGGAGTCCGTAAGAACAGTCTCTCTATGATATTTAGAACTAAGAAGACTTTGGAGTCTGATAACAACTGGACTAAGAACACTGGAGGAGAGCTCACTAATGTCGGAGTCGAAAACTTAACTAATTCGTCTGTTAATTTAACGGGCACATTCTCCCCAGAGTTCGCATGGGATATTCAAGCTGTCGTGAGAGATAGGTTCTCAGATAGTATCCAACCCGATGGTGTACGATATAATACTACAGCTCCGTCTGAGGCAGTTATATTAAACTATACACCAGAAGGCGTAGGCGTGATGAAAATCCGTGAGAAAGGCGCTTTGGACGTAGGTGGGGATATTTACTCAAATGGTAAACTCGTACCAACAGTCCAGCTAGCTAAACCAGATGGTCGCACATTAGCAATCACTGGTGACGCTAACAAGCTTATTGTGGGCGGTCTGTACGCTACTAACAATGTAACTAACTTACCACAAGGTGCTCAGCGTAACGGATATTTATGGATTATCAATCACCATAACTTAACTAATTATCTAGTTCAGTATTATACGCCACACGACAAAGACGAACTGTGGATTAGACGCATGTATAACGGTACTTGGAACGCTTGGCAGAAATTTGCTATAGACCCAGGTGAGACTGAAGTCGCTACTAAGTGGGTAAACATATCCCTATGGAACGGCTGGCATGCTAACGAGGGTGAAGAGGTGCAAGTATCTAAACATGGTAACTTAGTTACTATGCGTGGTATCGCTCGTGACGGTAAGTCAGTCGCATGGGGAGCCCAAATTGGTTATTTACCTACTGGGTTTAGACCTGAGCGCATAACTTATATTCAGGCTATTAACAACTCTTACGGTAACGCGTCGATAGTATTCAAACCTGACGGAGTTATTGAGGTCCGTAAGAACGTAGACAACTGGTTAGGTTTTGACGGAGTCATATTTACAGTATAAAAATTAGGAGGTCTTTCGAATGAGTTTAGAATTAATCACAAATCGTATCAAGAATATCAAGGCAGAAATCTCATCTATTAGAGAGTCATCTGGTCAATTATTCTTAGAGAAACAAAATCTCGAATTACGTGTTAGCGATATTCAAGCAGATATTTCTCGTAAAGACGAAAGTATCGCAGCTCTTCAAAACGAATTGAACGAGTTAACAATCGCTAAGAACACAATCGAAAAATATAGCAAACAGGGAGGTTGATAGTGAATGTCATTTAACCCTTCTGACATTTATGAGTTTGTCGGCTTCCTAGTAGGTTTAGCAGGCTTGTGGGCTTTCTTTGCTACTAGACTGACAAACCAGGAACAACGAATTACTCGTCTTGAGATGCTTGTGGAGAAAAACCGTGAGCAACTTGACAGACATAATATACGTCTTGACAATCATGATTTGGATAATAAGATTATGCTAGCCTTGGTTGAAAAGGTAGACGCTCTTAAAGAAGACATCAAGGAAATCAAAGACGAAATTAAAAAATAACTGGAGGATTTATTTATGAACAAAATTAACTGGAAAATCCGTTTACAAAACCCACAATTCTTTATTACATTAGTACCCGCTTTAGCTTTATTAGTACAAACTTTTATGGCTATCTTTAACGTATCGGTGGACTTCAGTGCAGTATCTGACCGCATGTTAGTGTTCATCAATGCATTATTTGCAGTATTAATGATTATTGGTGTGGTTGCAGACCCAACTACTGCTGGATTTAGCGACAGCGCACGAGCTCTAGGATATACTAAACCTAACGCTGACAAATAATTTAACGGGGGTCTGTCTGTACGGACGGACTCCTATATACATACGCGATATTTACAACTCCTTAAATGGGAAAGAAACCCATATGAAAAGGAGAGATTATTATGAAAAGATTATTATTATTCATTGAAGGTAGAGATTGGACATTACCGATTGGAGTGACCATTATTGCACTAATCGTTCTAGTAAGTATGAACGTATCAGCATCACTAACTTTCGATCCAGCTATGAGAGAACAACTAGTAATTAAACAATGGTTCGATACAGCTGGCTGGTTAGCAGTGATATTTGTACTAACTACTTACGTGGAATGGATGGTGGAGAATTGGGCAGTCTATTCGGAATGTTATTCTCACCACAAAGATTAAGGGAGTCTACATGACTCTCTTCTTTTTCTTTTTCGAAATCCAAAATTTTCCCAGTGGGATTTTTCTCAAAAACAAAATGAAAGGAGTGTATGAGTTATGGAGACAACTTATATTCTATTTGGATTAATGTTCTTATTAGGTGTGGTCGTGGGTGTACTTGCGACTAGGTATATTTACAATCACCGCAAAGTGGACGGGTTTATTACGTTCTTCAATGCGGATAACATGGAGATGCCTATGTTAGAAATGAATTCCGATGACTTTAGGAGTAAGACTGTGATAGTTTTGCGTAAAAAGTCTGTACGGGAGTAACGCGATATTTACAACTCCTATAATGGAACATAAAAACCGAAAGGGGAAATAAAAATGAAAAAAGACAAAATCACAATGGAATTAGAGATGCAAATTCAAGAGCTTCTCGAACAAATCCCAAATTTACAAGGGGAAGAAAAGACCAAAGCAATCGAGGATCTACAGAAGTTAAATATGGTTCTTAATGAACGTCTAGAGGGAAGAAAGATTAAACCTTGGGAGACGCCCGTGAGAGTCGTATTGGACGGTATCGCGATTATCGTACCTTTAGTCTTGACTGCCGGCTTTGTAGCAGCAGGATTCGAGTTCGAGAAGACTGGAACTTTCACATCTAAGACATTGGCATTTGTGATGAAGTTTTTAAAACTCAAATAAGTCAACAAGTTCGAAAGGCGAGGGAATTTACAATCCCTTTCCTTTTTATCTTTTTCGCAATATTTACAATCTGTTTAATGGAAAGGATAACTGCCGATGGAAGTCTCTATGGAAAAACACCTGAGTATTCAGGAGATGCTTGTTCGAGTTGAGCGGCTATGGATATAGTCAATAGTTTAATGAGGCACCCAGTTATTCTATAAAGATAGCTCAAAGGGAGAGCATCCGCACAGTCGGAGGGTTGATGGTTCGAGTCCATCTCTTTTTTCTTTTTGCGGGTTCGCAGGATTTGCAACCTATATAATGGAAAGGGGGACCTAGACGCGAAAATGGCCTTTCCACGATATCCGAGTTCGAGTCGCTCAGGTATCACTTTTTGTTTTGTCTGGTAAAAACTATAAAATGCGAAGGAGGAAAATCAGATGGAAAAACAACAAATATTAAAAGTAGCGGGGTTAGTAACAACCGCTTTAGGTTTTGCAGTGACACTAGTGTCAGGTTGGATTGAGGAAAAACAACTAGACGCGACGGTTGCTGAGAAGGTAGCAGAGGCAGTGAAGAAAGCAATGGAGAATGGAGGTAAGTAATATGGATTTTAGAAAATGGGAAGACAACGAGGAAAGCATGGACAAGAAACTCTTAGAGTTTAAAAACTTATTTGAAAGCGAGCTAGTACCGCTAGTACACAAAACTAAAAAGATTAAAGCTGGTGTGGTATTAGACGCATTCAAAGCATGGAACGAAGGCCGTTGGGACGAATTCATGGAACAAACTAAACAAACAATCAAAGGAGACGATACAAATGAATAACGAACAAAACTTAGGAAATATCTTAGAATCTTTATCAGTAAACGCAATCCAAACAAATAACAAGGTACAAAAACTTGTCGAGTGCGTGATTGCTAACCACAGAACCACAGGTAAATTAGTAGAATATACTAACCGCTGCGAGAGAGTATTCAAAGCGCACCGCAAAAATATTAAAATGCTAGCAGTCGCTACTCTTATTACTACAGGTATTACTTGGATTACGTCTAAGCGTGTAGACTATTTAGAAAATAAGATCGAGCGTCTACAAAAAGAACTAAACGAATCAAAACGTCTAATATAGGAGGAGACAACAATGGTTATTTACGAAGATATGTTACATGACGGTATTTGGCGCAATAGCAATCTATATTTAGAAGATGGTCGTCTGTACGCTAACTTATCCGGAACTAACTGGGTTATTTTAGCTCGCAAGGTAAAAGATTATACTATTCAATTCGGTATGGGCACTCTTATCGTGGATATCGATATGACACCTATTGACCCAGAGCCTGTTAACTACGGAGGTACACTATTCCGATTATTAGGTCATAAGGTAGATATTTGTATAATGGATGAAACACAAGTGGTTCAACAACACTGGGAAAATCGATACGTAAACTATCTGGACGCTGAGAAGAATTACTCTAAGTCTGAGCGAGAAGTAGTTAATCGTCTAAATGCTCAAACTCAAGGATATTAGGAGGTGAACAACATACTATGAAACTAGAACAAATCGTTAGTCGAACGAGTTATACATTAAAGAAGCACGGCCCGCTTATCCTATCAGTTTTAGGAGCGGCGGGTGTCATTCTTACTGCTAAACTAGCATCAGATGCTGGTAAGAAAATAGGTAAGTTGGAGGCTGAGACTCCTGAATTTGTGGAGTACGACTTATTCTACGAGGAACCGCAGCGAGAAATCAACACATTCGGTTTATATTTACCGACAATCGTATGTGGTGTGGCTACTATCGGGTGTATCCTAAGTAGCTCATTCTTATCTCAGAAGAGACAGTTATCTCTAGTTGCGGCATACGCAGCTTTAGATGCTAAATATAAAGAAATTAAGAAAGACTATCGCGAAAAGCATCCGGACGAGTATATGACTATTCGTAAGAAAGAATATAGTGAGTCACTCCAATTCATGAGTGAAAAAGATTACGACGAACTATTATATTACGATGAGTATTCTGACAGATGGTTTAAACGTCGTCCGATTGAGATGCTGAATGCTATATATCAGTTCAATCGTATGTTTATCCTACGAGGATATGTAAACTTGAACGATTATTATGCGTTAGTCGGTTTGGACGGTACGGTAGAAGGGGCTACTATCGGATGGTCTGAATATAATGACGATGGATACGCTTGGGTTGACGTGGTTCATGAGTATATCGAGTTCGAAGACGATGATACTCCTGGATATTACCAAATTGAATTTCCATTTGCCCCATCAGTAGAGTACTTAAGTTAATGTAAACAAAAATGCGAAGGAGAGTTACATATGGAAACCAAAGTAAACCTAATTGAGAACCGATTATTTGTACGACTCGACAATGAGTGGCATTTAGTAAACAAACACAATAGAACGACCGATATACTTATTGGGGATATTGGCTTTGAGGTACAACATAAAGACGGAACCTCATACGGTTATACGGAAATTAAGAAGAAAGACGACTTATATTTCACACTAACGGTGTACGACGACGATACATTCCCAGTAATGGTCAACAATCGTATCACTTTCGATGATATTAAGAAGATGTCTGTCAAGAATATTGCAGATGATGCGGAAGGAATGTATATTTGGAACTGGTTAAACAGCAAGGGTATTCCCTGGGAGGTAAAATAATGGAATTAGAAATTACAGTATTAAGTCATAGACTACTCATGTTACTAGACGATGGTTGGTATATCATAAATGACGTTAACGACACCGACAAGATTTTAGTAGATATTCATTGTGTATCAGTCAGACGAAAGAATAACATCGAGATTATATATTACGATGATGATACTGACGATAAGACTGTCCATGTGCGAGTATTCAATAAAGACGGTTATTTAGTATCTGATACAGTAACACTAAGTTATGATGAATTAAAAGAAGCGTCTAAACGTATTCTAGAGAAAGACGAGAAAGGCGCTCAAATCTGTAATAGTTTGAATGGCTTCCACGAAGGACCTTTCAAATACGTAGAAAATAAAGGAGACAAAACAAATGATTAACGTTATAACGAACGCTGATAGAGCTTGGGTTTCAAATGAGTGCGTGGTCTATGGTGGAGACCTATATGTACTGAAAGACGATATTTGGAGACTTATTCCTATCGAAGATTACGTAACCACAATCGCTATCCAATTCGATAAAGAAGAATGGTTATCGGTACACACTAGACAAGGCGTACGATGGAAAGTTTACAAATATATGGATTATGTACGAGTGGTTAAACCTGGAGGAGAGTCTGAAGACCATTATTTCCGTACGTTATTTATGCCGTATCAAGATGTTAAAGAAATCTTAAACGAAAACTATAGAAAACATGCTGTAAAAATCGATCATAAAGACTTTGTTCTACTAGACGGTAAACTGTATGTGCGTATTAATCGCGAATGGGTTTATATTCACTACCCATCAGACTTCGTCAAAGTATACGCTAGTGAGAAGGATTTCCACTCTATTATCGTGGAGACTTCGTACGATTGTATGTATAATCTAGCGTTTGAGAAGGCTGGTGTTAGATGGACTATCGCTGATAGACGTCCAGAAGTTACCCCAGTAGTCACTGGGTTCGACAAATATGGAAAACTGTTCGAACGAAGCCGTCGAGACGCTTTACTTCTAAAAGGACCCGGTAGAGCATTAGCGTTTCTAAACACATATTCTGGCAGAGAGTTTGGCAGACAGGATATTGCTAAAGGAAGTGGTGAGAATGAATAGGTTAGAGACTCTTCTGGAGAAGACATATTTCTCTGACAAGTTAGACTTGAAACAAATAGATGATTTACGTTTAAACGATGCTGACTTTAAGTTGATGACTATTGGTAACTTTGTCTTCTATAAAATCACAGGTACAAACTGGCATATTATGCCTTTTGACTTAAGTGATTACAGAGGTCCTGGTACTTTGTTCTGTATCCACTTTATGTGTCAAGGAATGGTTATCGACATCGTTCATGATGCGTATTCCGATAATAAACTACACGAGATTATACATCTGAGTATCCCAGAGATATTTGCATTGGAGGAAGGCTTCTTGAATGGTAACTTTTCAGCATCACTAATGTTGAAAGATATGAATACAAAACTGAAAGGAGACGATTGAATGAATTGGGATGAAGCAACTATTAAACTACTAAATAACCAGATATTTCCTGGTAACACTAAGGTGTTAGACGATATTATCCACGTATGCATTGGAGGTGGTTGGTATAAGATATTCGCCGGAACTTGTATCCGCGATGTGAAATATACGGAAGAGGGTATGGAGTTCACGTCAGATCATATCAATGAGTATGACCAGTCAAAACACATGCCTATGCGATATATATTAGAGTGTGGTGGGGACCATTACGTTGTGAGTAATTACAACAGTCCGCCATTTAGAAACGGAGGCGTTCTAGTAAAAATAGAGGACGTTCTAGGAGGGACCTATATTGAGACTACTCTAGACAGAACTAATCGTGTCAGACCTACCATAAATGAACTAAATAGACAAATTGTATGGATTGAACCAAATTTTGAAGTTGTAAAGGAGAATGAAAATGAATCTAGTAACTAGTATTAAACAATTCACAAAGAAACGCACACCAGAAATCTTAATTGCTACTGGTTTAGTGGGTATGGTAACGTCAGTGGTATTTGCAGTGAAAGCTGTACCAAAAGCTGAACAACTAATGGAGAAGGCTAAAGAAAATAAAGCAGAGACTTTAGAATTAGAGCCTGAGGACGTAAACTTGACAGTGGTTGAGAAAGTGAAAGCTGTTTGGACGGTATATGCTCCATCTGCTATCGCATTCGGGTTATCTACAGCATGTATTATTGGTGCAAATAATGTAAGTCACAGACGAAGTGTTGCTATCGCGACTGCTTATACGTTATCTGAGACTGCCTTCAAAGAATATAAAGAGAAGGTAGTGGAGAAGTTCGGTAAAAATAAAGAACAACAAGTTCGTGACGAAGTAGCTAAAGCGCAAATCGAGAAAAATCCCGTTAGTAAATCTCAAGTTATTATTACTGGGAATGGTGACTCGCTATGCTATGACAGTGTGTCAGGACGATATTTCAAATCTAACATTGAAAAAATTAGAAGAATTGTCAATGATACAAATGCTAAGATGTTTAGCGAGAACTGGGTCAGTCTGAATGAGTTCTATATTGACTTAGGATTGGAAACAATCGCAATCGGTAACGATATGGGTTGGGCTATCGACAAAGGTGGTATGGATATTGAGTTCAGTTCTCATATTGCGGACGATGGAACGCCATGTTTAGTTCTGGACTATACCGTATTACCTACGTATGGCGTATGGTAAGATATAGCCTCGCAATATTTACAACTCGTTTAATGGAAGGTAAACAAAAACTAAAAATCTTAAGGAGGAACCTACCATGTCAAATTTAATCGAAACTAAGAAAGAAGTATTAACAAACGGAGAAACTGTTTATGTAGCGAAACTTCGTAAACCAAATTGGAAAAAGATTGGTATTGTAACAGCAGTTGTAGCTGGCACAGGAGCATTAGTAGCTTTAGTTGCCAAAGCAGCTAACGGAGCAAAACAATCAGGATCCAATGAAGGATACGAATCAGACTACTCAAACGATTATTCAGATGATGATACTCAATCTGAGCAAGATGAAACTGAAATGGATGAGTCTAACGACGATCAAGAGTAATTGAATAGCTTTAAAGAAGGAGGAATGCTTAACACGCATTTCTCTTTTTCTTTTGTTAAGAAAGGAGACTATATTATGAAAATCAAATTTAATGACAACACAAAACTTATGGTTGCAGCTCTAGCTTGGTGTGGAGGCACGTTCTTATTCTGGAAAGCCCAAAAGAAATCTATGGATAACTTAATCGAGGCGGCTAAGTACACTTCAATGTGGAGAGAGCAATTTGGTAACTTTGGAGAAAATGGAGGAAACGTGAATGGTACTAGAGTCGAACTCACACAAGACAAAGATGGAGAATAAGGCATTAATGGATAAGCCTAAAACGCAAAAGATTGTAACAGGTCAAGCCAAACTTAAAAAGAAAGGGTTCTTTGATTTCTTGGTGTCCGAGGATGCGTCTAGTGTGAAGTCGTATTTGCTATCAGATGTATTGGTACCGAATATTAAGAGACTTATTCAGGAACTCGTGACGAGTGGTATTAATCAATTACTATACGGTAACGATTACAAACCAGCGAAGAGTTCAAGTAACACGTCTCGTGTGTCCTACAATAGTTTCTCAAATTCACAAGCGACTCAACCAAGTCGTAAGAAAGGAAATGATATTATTGAGATTGAGGTAGACACTTACCAAGACTCTCAGAATGTTATTTACCAACTGCAAGCGTTAATTGACCAATATCAACAAGCAACTATTGCTGATTTATATGACTTAGTCGGTATTGATGGGGATTTCACAGATAATAATTACGGTTGGAAAGACTTAACTCGTGTATCTGTGATACCATACGGACGGAAATTCATTATCAGAATGCCAAGGTTTATTGCTTTATAGGAGGATATTTATGGATATGGTAAACCACCCAGAGCATTATCAATCTGGAAAAATAGAAACAATCGATGTAATCGAGGAATTTACAAAGGATCTAAAGGGAATCGAGGCTAGTGACACTGCGAATATCATTAAGTACGCATGTCGCTGGAAACGAAAAAATGGTGTAGAGGACTTACGTAAATTGGTCTGGTACGCTAATCATTTAATCAATCATATTGAAACTAAAGGAGAAATATAAAATGAGTTTTAAAGAGAAATTTGTAGCAGCAGCAAACACTGCATTGCTAAAAGGTAAAAAACACAGTCCTAAAATGTTATTAGTAGCTGGGACTGTTGGTTTTGTAGCTACTGTTGTAGCTGGATGTAAAGCTACTACTAAATTAGAAGATGTTTTGGCTAAACCAAAAGAACAAATCGAAAAAATCCATGAAATTATGGATAGCGAAGAGTTACAAAAACAATACGGATACACTCAACAAGACAAAGTTCAAGATTTAACTAAGATTTATATTAAGACTGGTTGGGACTTAACTAAACTGTATGCTCCTACGATTGTTTTAGGAACAGCATCGTTGTTATGTTTCTTTGGCTCACACAATATTCTGTCTAAACGTAACGCTGGATTAGCTGCGGCATACGCTACTATTGATAAAGGGTTTAAAGAATATCGTGGTCGCGTCGTGGATAAATTTGGACGTGAAGTGGACCGTGAGTTATTGACTGGTGCGAAAGTAGAGAAAGCTACTAAGAAGAAAAAAGGTGAAGAGGCTGTAGCAGAAGAAACTAACGAACAACCATCTAAACTTTACGCAAGTAGCTACGCTCGTTATTTCGATGAGTCTTGTGCTGATTGGAAGTCTAATCCAGAATATAACTTAATGTTCTTACGTATGCAAGAGCAACACGCGAATGATTTACTTCGTGCAAAACGTCACTTATTCTTAAATGAAGTGTACGACATGTTGGGTATTCCACGTACAGCTGCAGGACAACAAGTAGGTTGGATTTATGATGAAGGTCAGCCATTAGGAGACAACTTCGTTGACTTCGGTATTTACGATGATGCGAATGAGAAAGCTAGAGACTTCGTGAACGGATACGAACCTAGAATCTTATTAGACTTCAACGTAGACGGGGTAATCCTAGACTATATTTGAATGGTAGACATCAATGCGCCTACAAATTACGAAATCCCTTGGCTGTAAAAAGCTGAGGGAAATTTTCCTAGGGGGTTAATTTATGAAAAACAATTTAAAAAATATGCTGAAGGATCCTGGTTTCATGCTAATCGCTTTAGGGTTCATGATGGCTATGGTGGGATATATTTACTCGGACAAATCTGTTAGTGCGAATACTAATCAAACGACAGGCTATATTGTAGTCCGTACGAACGAACCTGAAACCACAACGAGAACTGAGGTGAAGGATATTAGTAGTGTAGACCTTATTACAATGGATGATGCGGTTTTAATTGCTAAATTGGTTCTAGCTGAAGCCGAGGGAGAGCCTGAGATGGGAAAACGACTTGTTATTGATACGGTATTAAACCGATTAGACTCTAGCGACTTTCCTAACACAGTATATGACGTTGTTTATCAGCCATATCATTATGACCCTGCATGGGATGGGCGCATTGACCTATTTTCAGAACTAGACGACGCATTTAAATTAGTAGTGGACGAAATCCATAATCGTACGAATTCAGAAGTTCTATATTTCAGAACCGATAAATTTCACGAGTTTGGGACACCTATGGAGCAGGTGGGTAATCACTACTTCTCGACAAAATAACAAAGGAGACTATATACATGAAAACTGAATTGAAACTAATTTCAGCATTTCTAGTTGGGGTCGCAACTGGTGCTGGAGCTATGTATATTTACAAAAAGAAACACCCTGAGGTGGTAACTGTTACGGAGTATTTAACATTTCCTAAGAAGGATACTGAAGAGAAACCTAACGTAGTCAAACACGTAACAGAAGAAGTTAAAGAAGTAATCGAGAAAGCTGAAAAGGAACTTGAAGAAATCAAGGAAGAGGTAGCTGGCAAAATCGACTACAAGAAGTATAGCGATATTTCTAAAGGTTACAAAGTAACTGAGGAAGGATTAAAAGAATTGAAGAATCATTTCGAAGAAGGCAAACATATTGCTGACAAAGAGCCTGAAGTAGAAACTGAACCAGTCGAAGAGGAAGAAGATGAGGACATCGAGATTGTATCGAATGACGGTTTTGTATTAGACTCTAATGACTTCGATTACTATGGAGTAACTCGTTTCACAGATGATAAGTATATCGATGAATATTCTGAGTTATTAGACCCTATTGAGGACCATATTGGTAAGAAAGCACACGAGATGCTGAAGGATGGTAAGATAGAATTCACTGTTAAAAACTATCTTAAAGGCAATCTGTACGAGATTACACAAGAGGATCAAACTTACGAAGAGTTCTTAGAAATGACCAAGGCTATTAGAGACGAAGATTAATTAAGTATATATTTAGAACAGAATGGAGGTGGTATACATTGATTAATCCGGATCACAGAGCATATCTTCTATGGTTGAAGAATCATATTAAAGACGATAACCATTTAAAGTATAACAAATTATTGAATCGCTTATTCCTATGGCAGTACGACTCTACGCTACCAATGGACGAAAATCGAGCAGCTGACGGAGTGGACATGCGATATCGCTACGGTTATGAACGTAAAATTAGTGACCATGAGATTGCTAACTATATTGATGTGATGCAATGTACCATGCTCGAGATGATGGTAGCGCTAGTTCTACGATGCGAACGAGAGATTATGTATAGTCAAGAATATGGAGACCGTAGTGCATTATTGTTTTGGAGTATGATTGATAATTTAGGACTAATCGACATGGACGATTTCGCCTATGACCAAGATTATGTGGATACGGTTATTCGTAATTTCCTAGATGGTGATTATCAGCCAGACGGTAAAGGTAGCTTATTTAGAGTACGTAATACTCACGGACGAGACTTAAGAAATGAAGAGCTATGGGTACAAGCAAATTGGTACCTAGACGAATTCATGTAAATATAAAGAAAGGAGGTAGCGAAATGTAATGTTTGATTTCTTAAAGATTTCAACTAAATCGATTAAAAAGGACGTAGTCGAGATATATCCTAAGTTCATTGTCGGTAGAACTCAAGATTTACTTATTCGAGGTGGAGATTTCTACGCAGCTTGGATTGAATCGAAAGGACTCTGGTCAACAGACGAATGGGACGTTATTCAAGCTATTGATGCTGAACTTAAACGATATTATGAAGATTACAAAAATAGAGTGGAAGGCGACGTTCGAGTTAAATACTTATGGGATAGTTCATCTGGTATGATTGACGTTTGGCATAAATATTGTCAGAAACAGATGCGTGATACTTATAAAGTACTTGACGAGAATATCGTCTTCGCAAATACAGAAGTCACTAAGAGCGATTACGCAAGTAAGAAACTCCCTTATGCATTAGAGAAAGGGTCTTATGATGCGTACGACAAGATTATCTCAACCTTATATTCTGAGAGTGAGAGACATAAGATAGAATGGGCTATCGGTTCGATCGTCACTGGTGACTCTAAGAAATTACAAAAATTCATGGTTCTGTATGGTTCGCATGGTACAGGGAAATCTACAATCATCAATATTATCCAACAGTTATTCACTGGGTATACGACGATGTTCAATGCTAAAGACTTGGGAACAGCTAATAACCAATTCTCTTTAGAGCCGTTCAAAAATAACCCAATGGTAGCTATCCAACACGACGGTGACTTATCGCGTATTGAGGATAACACAAGATTGAACAGTTTGATTTCTCACGAAGCTATGCCAGTCAATGAGAAGCATAAATCTATTTATCAGAGTGCCTTCAAGTCATTCCTTATTATGGGTACGAACAAACCTGTAAAAATTACAGACTCACGTTCCGGTATTATCAGACGACTTATTGATGTGTCGCCAACTGGTAGACTGTTAGCACGTAAGGATTATCGAGAGTTAATGGACCGTGTCAAATTTGAATTAGGAGCAATAGCTTATCACTGTATGGAAGTATATTTAGAAGACCCAGAAGCATACGATGATTATATTCCAATCACAATGTTGGATGCAACGAATGACTTCTATAACTTTATGAGCGAGTGTTATTTACAATTCAAGAAAGACGACGGTATTTCATTGAAAACTGCTTGGGAGTTATATAAGAACTTCAACGATGAGGCGAATGTTCCGTATCCTTACACTCAACGTGTGTTTAAGGAAGAGTTGAAAAACTACTTCAAAGAATATCAAGAACGATATACGCTACCTGACGGAACTCGTGCACGCTCATATTTCAAAGGTTTCATTACAGACCGTTTCGAAGAGTGGCGCAAGACTGAAAAAGTTAAAATTGAGAAAGGTGATATTCCGACAATCAAATTCGAGAAGACTGAGTCATTGTTCGACAAGACATATTCTGACAGTTTGGCTCAGTATGCTACGAACGACGGAACACCTACGAAAAAATGGAGTAATGTTAAGGAGACTTTATCATCATTAGATACATCTAAACTACACTATGTGAAGGTTCCAGAGAATCATATTGTGATTGACTTCGATTTAAAAGACGAATCGGGCAACAAATCTCTAGAACTTAATACGGCTGCTGCTAGCAAGTGGCCTAAGACATATTCCGAAGTGAGTCGTAGTGGTAACGGGGTGCACCTACACTATATTTATGACGGAGATGTTAACACATTAAGTAGAATCTATGATGATAATATTGAAGTAAAGGTATATACAGGTAATAGCTCATTGCGTAGACAGTTAACTCTCTGTACAACAGACGAGATAGCTCATATTGCTGAGGGTATATTACCACTTAAGGGAGCTGATAAAATGATAAACTTTGAAGGTTTTAAGAACGAAGCTGCTCTTAGAACACTTATTAAACGAAATCTTAACAAGGAAATACACAATGCCACAGCGCCGAGTGTGAACTTTATATTTAAGATTTTAGAAGATGCATACGAGAGCGGTATGACTTACGATGTTTCAGACATGAGACAATCGGTTATCGCTTTCGCAGCGAACAGTACGAACCAATCGGACGTATGTTTGAAATTAGTAGGAGGAATGAAATTCCATTCGGAAGAATCTTCTATTAATGATGAAGATTATATTGTTAGCGACGAACTAGCATTCTACGACATTGAGGTATTTCCAAACCTATTCTTAGTAAACTGGAAGTTCCAAGGTGACGACAAGAAAATGGTTCGTATGATTAATCCAAGTCCTTACGAGATTGAGAAACTGGTTAAGCTTAAATTGATTGGTTTCAACTGTAGACGATATGACAATCATATTCTGTACGGACGACTATTAGGTTACGACAATGCGCAACTATATAATCTGTCACAACGAATTGTCAACGGAGATAAAGATGCTATGTTCCGTGAGGCATATAACATTTCCTATACGGATATTTACGACTTTGCATCAGCTGCAAACAAGATGAGCTTGAAACTACTACAAGTAAAAATGGGTATTCATCACCAAGAGTTAGGCTTACCATGGGATAAACCAGTTCCAGAGAATATGTGGCCTAAGGTATCTGAGTACTGTGATAACGACGTCATTTCTACTGAGAAAGCGTTCGAGTTTCTTAAAGCTGACTGGGTAGCGAGAGAAATCTTAGCATCACTTACTGGTATGACTGTAAATGACACGACCAACACGTTGACCACGAAACTAATCTTCAAGGATAACCGTACGCCACAAAATTCGTTTAAATATAGAAACTTAGCGGACCCAGTATTCGAGTTATCTGAGGACGAATTAGAATTCTTAAATAAAGTAGCTCCTGACATGATGAAACAAAAACACGGAGAAGCACACAGCTTACTTCCATATTTCCCAGGATACAAGAAAGAATGGGGTAAATCCACATATCGTGGTATTGAGGTTGGCGAAGGTGGTTATGTATATCACAAACCGGGAATGTATTCGAATGTAGCGTTATTAGACGTAGCATCGATGCATCCGCACAGTCTTATTACTGAAATTCTGCTAGGACTTAAATATACATTGATATATTATCAACTAGTAGAAGCTCGTGTATCAATTAAGCATGAGGATTGGACCGCATTAGAGACGATTCTAGAGGGTAAATTGATGCCTTATGTAGCTAAGGTACAAGCAGGAGAGTTAAGCTCTAAAGACCTCTCTACGGCCCTAAAAACGGCAATTAACAGCGTTTACGGCTTAACGTGTACCGCTTACGAGAATGCATTCCGTGATAAACGTAATCATGACAATATCGTAGCAAAACGTGGTGCTTTATTCATGGTAGATTTGCTTAAAGAGTGCGAATCTCGCGGTATGAACGTAATTCATATTAAGACAGACTCTATCAAGATTGCCGACGCTACACAAGCACAAATCGACTTCATTTCCGAATTCGGTAGTCGCTACGGATATACTTTCGAGCATGAGGATACTTACGATAGATTATGTTTAGTAAATAAGTCAACTTATATTGCTAAGTATATGACACCACATAAAGATAAGAAGACTGGAGAAGAAATCTGGTGGACCGCGACTGGTAAACAGTTCCAAGTACCATATGTATTCAAGACTTTATTCACTGGTCAACCTATTACATTCGATGATTTATGTGAAGCGAAACAAGTTCGTACGACAATGTATTTAGATATGAACGAGAAACTTAGAGAGGATACTGATTTAGTTAAGGAATTAGCTAAACTTCGTCGTCAATTAGACAAGGGTCAAATCACTCAAGAATTCTATGATGCGGAAAAAGCTAGAATTGAGATGGAGATTGAAACTTGTCACGACCGAGTATTTGTCGGAAAAGTGGGACAATTCTGTCCTATGGTGAGCGGAGTTAACGCAGGTATATTGTTAGCTGAGCGACATGGTAAATATGATGCTGTAAACGGAACTAAAGGATATCGCTGGATGGAATCTGAAATGGTGACTGAGTTAGGTTTAGAAGACCGAATCGATAAGTCATATTTCATCAACCTAGCGAACGAGGCTATAGATGCCATCTCGGAGTATGGAGACTTTGAGTGGTTCCGCTCGAACGACCCGTATCCCAGAGAAACAAATTATGAAGAAGTAATGCTTGGGGCAAACCCATTCTAATATAAAGGAGAGAATTAAAAATGACAAAAAGTAATATTGTAATGGAAAACGCACGTTTAATCTTTAGAAATTTTGAAGGACGTGAAGAAAAATATAATCGTAAAGGAGACCGTAACTTCGGATTAATTATTGAGGATCCTGAAGTAGCTCAACAGTTAGCAGAAGATGGTTGGAACATCAAAGAATTAACTCCGAAAAATAATGACGATTACGATGATACTCCTGAGGTTATTTATTGGTTACCAGTAACAGTACGTTTCGATAACGTTCCACCAAAAGTAATGTTGGTAACTCGTCGTAAAAAGACTAGATTAAATGAAGATAATATTAATACAGTCGATTATGCAAATATCGCAAAAGTGGATTTGACAGTCACTCCGTACGACTGGGAAGTAAACGGTAAGTCTGGTACTAAAGCATATCTTCAAACTATGTATGTGACTATCAACGAAGACGAATTCGCAGACAAATATGCAGATCTTGAAGAAGCCTAAAATAAAAACCCCATGGGAAAATTTCTCGTGGGGTAATTTTCTGGAAAGGAGGTAGTCATGACTAGAGGAGTATCGTTATTTGAACATCAAGAAGAAGCTGTAGCGAAAATGAAGAATGGATGTATATTGTGCGGCGGAGTTGGTAGTGGTAAATCACGAACGGCTCTAGCGTACTACTTCACCCAGCAAGGTGGTAAATTAAGTAAAGACGAGTATATCCCAATGGGAGACCCTCCGAAAGACTTATATATCATCACCACAGCGAAAAAAAGGGACTCGTTAGAGTGGGAAGACGAACTGGGAGTATTTCTTATGACAAGAAACAAAGAGCTCAGTATGTACGACCACAATATTGTAGTAGACTCATGGAATAATATCGGAAAGTACAAAGATGTACGTAATGCTTTCTTCATATTCGACGAGCAAAGAATTGTCGGAGGGGGAGCATGGGTTAAAGCCTTCCTTAAGATTTCTAAAGCAAACCATTGGATATTATTGAGTGCTACACCAGGAGACAACTGGTCTGACTATATTCCAGTGTTCGTGGCTAACGGGTTCTTTAAAAATCGCTCAGAATTTCAGCGAGAACACATCATATACAAACGTTTCAGCAAATTCCCACAGATAGATAGGTATATTGGCACGAAGCGGTTAGAACGCATGAGAGAGCGAATTCTGGTAGATATGCCGTTCGAACGTGAGACAGTAGCTCATCATGAGACTATAATGGTCGAACATGACCGTATATTGTACAAGGATTTACAGAAAAACCGTTGGAACGTATATGAGAACAAACCAATCGTCAATGTGGCTGAGCTTTGTTATTTATTACGTAAGCTAGTCAATTCGGACGAGAGTAGACAAATAGAGTTATTAAAAATAGTAGAAAAAAATCCTAGGGTGATTGTCTTCTATAACTTTGACTATGAGTTAGAGATATTGAAGAGTTTATATTACGGTCCAGATGTGACGGTAGCAGAGTGGAACGGACACAAGCATCAAGATGTGCCTAAGACAGAGAAATGGGTATATCTAGTTCAATACACTGCAGGAGCAGAAGGTTGGAACTGCACGACGACTGATACGATGGTATTCTTCTCGCAGACATATTCCTACAAAGTCCTTCATCAGTCGACTGGACGGATAGACCGTATGAACACGCCATTCAAGGATTTATATTATTACCACTTTAAGTCTAGAGCTACCATTGACTTAGCAATAGCTCGTGTACTTAAGGACAAGAAAAAATTTAATGAAAGATCATTCTATAATAAATTATACAAAGAGTGAGGTGGATTAACATGGTTGTAATCTTATTATTACTAATCATTATCATTATGTTGCGTAAAAAATAAAGGGGGTATCTCAAATGAGATTTAGATTTGATGAAATTGAAAAAGAAGATTTAAGAGCGGTAGACGGTAATTTATACCTTAGAGTAAATAATCAATGGTATCTATTCGTTAAAAGTATTAAAGGATATAATTTTGAGACTGAGTATGGCGAAGGGGTATTCTCAGTAACAGACTCGAACGGTATCAGACATATATTCTACACAGCTAGTGGAATTTACATGCGAACCGAAAACGTAGAAGTGGTTATTGGACAGTACGTTAATGCTGAGTTTGCCTGGAAGTTTGAAACTTTAACCGATAATAGTGAGAATGCCGAGAAACTATTCGAAGAAATCGCATCTACACTATCTGATATGAATGGCGAAGCTGATAAACTAAAGAGTGTTAATAAATATGCCACTAAGAACGAAATCGCATTCGGTCTACCGAGTATCGTGGAAGAGGACAAAGATGATGATGAAAGGAATGGATACTATTGAGTAATGGACAATTCTTTATACTAATTATTGTGTTGTGGATACTATTTAGGAAGCGGAGACGATAATATGGGATTTATTAACTTCAATAAAGCCAGACCAATAGATGTAGATCGATACGGCACTAACCTATATTACCGACACGATGGTAAATGGTTATGCTTAGCGACTAATTGTAAGCATCTATTAGGTTTTGGTGATTATAATGGTTTCAAATATGTCGACTCGGACGAATACTTACATCATTTCTATGATGAGTTTAAAAATAGCGACGTGGCATATTATGAGAAACACGAGAGCTACGAGCAAGTTATGGACCAAAGAACGTCTGTATGTTATTTAGTAATCGAGGATGCTATTCTCAAATATTCAGAAGAGTTGTATAAGGAGTTTCCTGCAGTGAAGGAAGAGTTAGACCGTCTGAACGACGACTCTAAGCTGCGTAGCGATAATCCTTATATTAAGAAGAGGGTAGGTTAATGGAATTAAAGATTGATATCGTCACGTTCTCGGCTATATTAATCGCAGTAATCTGTTTGAGCATATACGCTACCGAAGTTGTGTATGCTCGACGGATTGAGAAACTAAAAATGGTATGCGATGAATTGAAACGAGCTATCAAGCGTGAGAAAAAATGTGTAGCACGACTAAAACAACAGTGCGATATAGTAAAAAAATGCGAAGAATGATGGTGAGGTCACTTTGTACGCAGACAATGTACCTTACTTAACCATAAAAGAAGGAGATTTGAAAAATGGATAAAGTATTATTAGTATCAGTTATTGCTTTGGCGGTAGCTTTATTAAGTATGTTAGTAAACCTAGCGTTGGTTTGGAAAATATCGGACCTTAAGAGTAAACTAGAATGGTTAGATGTTATCATAAGCGACCGGACGAGTACACTACACTTAGACGATGTAGAAATTAGTAATCAATTAAATAAATTAGAATGTAATACTAAAGATGCGTTCGATAAATTGACTAATCATTTAACTAGACACGATGATGAAATTGATAGAGTTGTGAAAAAATATGAGGAGATGGAAACCCGAGTAGCTAAACACACTAAGCAACTAGAAGACTTGGGAAACTTCGCTGGCATCACTACAGGTGAACTACGAGTGTTAGAGCAAAAGATTTATAATTCATGCAAACCAAAAGAGTTACCAGAGCCTGAACCAATCTCTAAACAAATTGAAGAGGATTCACTCAGATCTAATGTTAAAACTAACAATATCGAAATTCATAGTCTGGGAACTAGATTATCTATCTTAGAAAATCAGATTAAGAGAAACCTCACAGAAAACGATTTAGTAGCTAGGGTTAATAAATTAGAGTGTCAAGTTGAGGAAGAAGATATTCGTAAAGTGAAACCAGACCGAAGAAGAAAAGACGATTACTACCGCAAACCTAATAAGGGCGACGTATTTAAATAGAAGGAGACGATAAAAATGGTGGATTATGGAGCAATGCTATTAATTGGAATTAGTTTAGGTATTGTATTCTTTGGGTTACGATACTATTACGAATCTAAAATCAGACATATCTTAGAGGTAAAGGAGAAGAGCGATGAAGTGGTTGGGGAGATTATCGGTAAGTATATCGAACTAATCGCTATGAACTTCGCACTAAACGCTAAGGTCGGTCAGTACGAAAAGAAATATGGTAAAATCGAAGAGGAGGACGATACTTATGAGACTAAAGCTAGAATGGTTCTTGACAAAATTAACACTCTTGATAAGATGGCTAACAATTCACCTAAAGGTTAGATATATGTATTGGTTCGTGGACCATGACGAGTGGAAGTACGAAGGTGACCTGGACGAAGCTAACCATATTATGAGAGAATTCAGAGGGGAGGGATAATATGAATCCTAAACATATTAATGTTGACATGAACAAGAAGTTAATCATGCGAATGTATATTGGCTTCGTGGTGATTGTAGGATTGGTATTCGGTACTGGACTGTATATTATCAACAGACAGCAAGATATGATTGATAAGCAGCAACAAATTATCGAAAAGCAAGAACAGACTATTATCCATAACGGAAACACGATCGAGTCATTAAAAGACAAAATTGACGAATTATTACACAAATCAAATAAATAGGGGTTATTAGAAATGAGTATTATAAACTTACCAACTATCAAGAAATTTCATTTAGCAATGCGCGACGGCTATACGGACGTAAAATATGGAGACAGACTAATCGTGTCGGTAGAGAATCCTGACTTGTATAATTTCCGTAGTAAAGACACTAGCTTTGTATATTATCCAGAACCAGGGAATGCTAGCAAGCGTGTCGGATATTACCGTACGAACGAATATGCTATCAAGCAATATACAGAAGAGTTGGTAGACGGAGTTTGGAAAGTGCGAGACGAAAAGACAGTTATATATTAGAAGACGAAAGGAGATTTGGATTATGGAACAATTATATGCTGCGGTCATCGTTATTGGAGTGATATTCAGCATTCTGACTAATGTGGCTTTATATTACTATGGAGAGGCTAAGGATTTGAAACGTAAAGTAAACCAGGGCGAATATCTGTATGTACGAGGTGAGGACTGGATTGAGCGAGAAATTCGTAAACATCACGACGATAGACTCACTCAACTAGAGAATCGTATAGACAATCTTGTGAGTACAGAATTTGACAACCGGGTGGACCTCAAAAATGAGTTATTTGTAATGAGACAAGAAGTTGACCTAATTAAATTCGCCAAAGGCGTCGATAATGGTGGTTTCTTAGATAGAGTTAAGAAACTTGAAGATAACATGATTAATACCACATATCGAGTTACTAAGCTTGAGAACGACGACGATATCGTCCGTAGAGAATTCCTATTCGGCAAACTTAGAGAACTTGACCGTAGGATTTACGATGTTAAGGATATGGTTAATGATGGAACCAAGAAAAGATAGCTACGTACCGATATACTATGCTGGATGTAGATATGACAAGCCTATTTTACTTAAAGGCAGTATGAACGGAATTCAAGTTACGGGTTTGGAACATGGAAAATTTAGACATCTTATTGACCGTAGACCTAAGATTGATTATTTGGAAACTCATGACGATGATATTACTAAAATAATTAAAGAGATACTTCGTATAGAGAATGAGAAATATGAGGAGTGACAGAGGAATGAAAGAAATGATAGCACTAGCGGCGATAATTAGTTTTTGGGGCATATGGTCTTGGGGGCTTGGTCGCTTATATGATAAATATCTAGAGTCAAAAGATTAGTGGATTGGGAGCTCAGTATGGACGGCAAGGAGGTGTTTATATTGTCCAAATTTGAGCGTTTTACTTATAAAGGATGTTTATGTATCCTTAAGCGTACAGACGGCCTTCTAAACGGCTATATCGGCTTTAAACAGGAAGTTATCAATGGTGTAGATGCCAAAACTATATTAGATAGAGTTGATTGGGTAGGAGGGCCGTTAGCTGTACTGTATGATGCGACTAGAAACGAGCTGGAAGAACGTGATTTCAGCGCTTATCGAGTATATCGGTACGTATTTAGCTTCGCTGATACTACTATAAATCGTCAAGAATTACGTGGAGTACTCTGTACGACGGTTGATAGTGTGTTAAAAACATTAAAAAATGATTAAAATTTATGGAAAAATCGGGATAGAGAGACTGTCTGGACGGACTTTGAATGGTCGAAAATGGCTGTTTGAGGTCTGTTCGGACGGATTTTGTGGCCACTTTTGTTTTTGGGATTTGGCCATTTGGCCACTTTTATTTGTCCAAAGAGGTAAAAATTCACAAAAAATTCACAATTATTTGGCCACTTTTGGCCATTTGGCCACTTTCTGCCCACTTTCAAAACTGGATTTGGCCACGCAAAAACGTTGATTTGACGCGGTTTCTGAGGGTTCGTGGCCACTTTCCCACTTTTTTTATAATATTTGCTATAAATTAAAAATTTTTAAATATATATAAAACCTCGAAAAAATTTGGCCATTTGGCCACAAGTAGGAATTTTGGTCGATTTTACGGGTTTTGGGCTAGAATTCGGAAATTTTCCTAAATTGGACAGCCTCGCAGGATTTACAATCCCTTTTATGAGAGAGAAGATAAAAAGGCCGATTTGCGAAAGCAACGGTTTCTCTTTTTGTTTTCCTTTTGTACAAATAGCAGGGAGCTATATTTAAAATTAGAAAGGAGTAAGCGGAATGGCACTTGAAAGTGATTTCCAATCAGGACTAATCTCGGATATTAAGAAGATGTATCCAGATTGTATGGTCCTTAAGAACGATCCGAATTATATTCAGGGAGTTCCAGACTTGTCGATATTCTTTCCAGATGGTCGATGGGCAATGATCGAATGTAAGAAAAGTAAGAACGCAAAGAGACAACCCAATCAACCATACTATGTAAAGATGTTAGACGAGATGGGATTTGCGAGATTCGCTCACCCAGAAAATAAGGAGGAAGTTTTACATGATCTTCAACAATCATTCAAACCTAGCCGGTCAGCACGCATTTCTAGGAGCAAGTAAATATCATTGGTTGAATTATACTGATGAGAAACTGGCCGACACTTATATTAGACAACAAGCAACTCAGCGAGGAACTATATTACATGACTTCGCTGCTCAATGTATTACACTAGGACAGAAATTACCTCGCTCTACTAAGACATTGAATATGTATGTGAATGATGCTATTGGTTTTAAATTGACACCAGAGCAAGTTCTATATTATTCACCAAACTGTTTTGGTACAGCAGATGCTATTTCTTTCAAAGATAAGTTTCTAAGAATTCACGATTTGAAGACTGGTGTTATTCCAGCCCATGTTGAACAATTGGAAATCTATGCAGCTTTATTCTGTTTAGAATATAAAGTTAAACCACAAGACATTGGAATGGAGTTACGACTCTACCAAAACAACGAAGTGACTACTCATAATCCAGACCCTGAAAAGATTCACGATATTATGCAGAAGATTGTTCACTTCGACAACATTATTGAAAATATAAAAGAAGAGGAGGTTTAGTAGATGATTGATATTGACATCATGAATGAATATTTCGATGATTCTTATAATTCGGATGACGATTTATTACACTATGGTATGCCGAAGCGTTCAGGCCGATATCCTTATGGTTCTGGTAAAGACCCACATCAACACACTAAGGATTTCCTAGGTCGTGTAGAAGAGCTCCATAAACAAGGACACAGCGAAACTGAAATTGCTCAAGCCCTTGGTATATCTACTGGACAACTTCGTAAACAAAAGTCTGTAGCTAAAGCTGAACAGAAAGCTATATTAGCTAAGACTGCTCAGAGTCTACGAGACAAAGGATATTCTCTTCCTGAGATTACAGCTAAGATGGGTTATAAAAATGATTCGTCTATTCGTAACTTATTGGATGCGGGTATTCAAGAGCGAGCTAGCAAAGCTAGAAACACTGCTAATTTCTTGAAAGAAAGAGTTAAAGAAGATGGTATGATTGATGTTAGTAAGGGTGTAGAGAGATATTTAGGAGTATCTAAAGAGAAACTTCAACAGTCTCTTGAACTTTTAAAGCAAGAAGGCTACGAAGTATATAATCGTAAGCTCGAACAAGTTACCAACAAAGGTAAATTTACTACTATGACAGTCCTATGTCCTCCTGGAACAGAATATAAAGAAGTATATAAGACTGAGAAGATTAATGGTATTGAGAAATTCACATCTCACGATGGTGGACAAACATTCGATACTATGCAATATCCTGCAAGTATGGACTCTAAGCGACTAGCAATTAGATATGCTGAAGATGGAGGTATCCATAAAGATGGTGTTGTGGAAATTCGTCGTAATGTTCCTGATTTATCTTTAGGTAACTCACACTATGCTCAGGTTCGTATATTAGTAGATGGTAATAAATATATTAAGGGAATGGCTATGTATTCTGATGACCTACCACCAGGAGTCGATGTTATGTTTAACACGAACAAGAGTAAGAAGGTATCTAAATTAGATGTTCTTAAGAATACAGAAAATAACCCATTCGACCCAAATAACCCATTCGGTTCGCTTATTAAAGCTAATGGTCAGTCGTATTATACTGACAAAGATGGTAAACGAAAACTATCTTTAATTAATAAACGTTCTGAAGAAGGAGACTGGGATGCTTGGTCTAAGAATTTACCATCTCAATTTCTAGCGAAACAGAATAAAGAGTTAATCGATAAGCAACTTAAGCTTACTGAGAGAGACCGATATGCTGAGTTCGACGAAATTATGTCTTTAACTAACCCAACTGTTAAGCGACATTTATTAGATAAGTTCGCATCCGGTTGTGACACTGCTGCTTCGCATTTAAAAGTAGCCCCACTACCACGACAAAGATATCAAGTTATATTACCAATCACTAGTTTAAAGGACAATGAAATATATGCACCTAACTTTAAAAATGGAGAGAAGGTTGCTTTAGTTCGTTTCCCACATGGTGGTATATTTGAAATCCCAGTACTGACAGTAAATAACAAACACCCTAAAGCTAAAAGTATATTGGGGAATGCTTTGGATGCTGTCGGTATTAATAGTAAGATTGCTGAACAGTTATCTGGTGCTGACTTCGATGGTGACACCGCATTAGTTATTCCTACTAACCATAAGGTTAAGATATCTAGTGATAAACCATTGCGAGGATTGGTAGGCTTTGACCCTAAAGAGAAATATCCATATCGTGAAGGTATGAAGTTGATGACTAAAAATGCAACTCAAAACCAAATGGGTATGGTATCTAATCTTATTACTGATATGACAGCTAAAGGCGCAACCGAAGATGAACTAGCTAGAGCTGTTCGACATTCGATGGTTGTTATTGATGCTGCTAAACATAAGTTAGATTATAAACAAAGTGAGATTGATAATAATATCGCAGGTCTTAAAAAGAAATATCAGTACCGAGTTGATGAGAATGGTAAGGTATCTACTGGTGCATCTACCTTATTCTCTAGATCTAATGCTGATGTTCGGGTACCTAAGACTAAGGGTAGTCGTATTATTAATCCAGACACCGGGGAGGTATCTTATAAAATAGACCCCGATGCATATTATACAGACAAGAAAGGTAAGGAGAGGGTCCGTACTAAAATAAGTACCGCCATGATGGAAACCCCCGATGCTTACACTTTGGTCTCTAATTCAAACAATGTTAAAGAGAAAGCTTATGCAGACTATGCTAACAAGATGAAAGCCTTAGCTAATAGGGCCCGTAAAGAAATGTTAGCTACCCCTCGTCTTAAATACAGTAAGCAGGCGGAGTCTACATACTCTAATGAGGTGGCCTCTCTTAATGCTAAGCTAGCCCTAGCTGAAAAGAATGCTCCTAAAGAGCGACTTGCCCAAGCCATTGCTAACACTAATGTTCAAGCTAAGTTAGAGTTCGACAAAGACATCACTAAGTCAGAAGAGAAGAAGATTAGACAACAAGCGATTACTATTGCTCGTGCTCAAGTCGGAGCTCAACGACATCCAATCGACATCACTCCTCGTGAATGGGAAGCGATTCAAGCTGGTGCTATCTCTGATACGAAACTAACTAAGATGCTTAACAACTCAAACATTGACAAGATTCGTGAGTATGCAACACCAAGAACTAGCAAACAGCTATCACCTGCTAAGGTTAGCAAGATGTCAGCAATGCGTTCGTCTGGTTACACAACAGATGAGATTGCTTCAGCTCTTGGAGTTTCAGCATCAACAGTCATCAAATACATCAAACAGAATTAGAAAGGAGAACTTTGAATGGCTAAATGTGCAATCACAACAATCGATAATCCTTATGATCCATTTGAACAGTTCGCTGATTGGTTCGCGTTTGATGAAGAGAAAGGTTATCACACAAGTTCGTACTTAAATCGTATAGCAAGAACTTCTGATGCTTTGACTGATGAAGAGAACGAAGCTGAGATTGAACGAGCAATCGACGAAATTATCGTTGTTGATCCGTTAAATATATATAAGAAAGTAAAAATGGACGATGAGGGGTAATTCGAAACCCCGGGGGGGGG